ACATACAATTCAGCCAGTGGTGGATACATAAACTTTACTGCCTCTGGTCAGCAATATGCTTCGGCCACAAGTTTTGCTTCTATCTTATCTACATACACAGTGGAAGTATGGCATCTTTTCACTGGCACAGCAACTGGTACGGCACCTGTGTTGTTTGGTGAAGGTCGTAGCTCTTATAGTAATTTCATGATGGGAACCACGGGCAGCGTAGTATCGCCACTCAAAATACAGGGTGGATTTTGGAACGGTGCTTGGCAACAAGGCACAAGCAATCCTGGTGATTACTATCAACCCTCAAATGGATGGCATCAATTTGTTAACACCTATGATGGAGCAGAAATCAAGTTCTATGCCAACAACACCCTACGACTAACCAAAACACCCAGCGACTTCACAATAGCAAGAAGTGGACTTGGACTGAACATAATGCGTCGTCAAGATACGGCTAATAACCATTGGGGTGGCGGAGTGAGCATTGTCAGAGTCTATGACACCGCATTATCTGCGGCTGAAATAGAGCAAAATTGGAACGCCAATAGAGGAAGATACGGACTATGACATTTATAAGCTCAATGTAAAGCAATAAGTATAGTATGATTATACTTTATACCTTATTAGTTACTCACATCACCATAGCCTGTGTGACACTATATCTACATCGCAGCCAAGCACATCGTGGAGTAATATTTCATCCTGCGGTAGCACATTTTATGCGAGCCTGGTTATGGCTAACCACAGGAATGATTACTCGGCAATGGGTTGCTGTACATCGCAAGCATCACAGATTCTGCGAACAAGCGGAAGATCCACACAGTCCGGTGCATTATGGCATCGGTCGTGTTTTGTTTCAGGGAGCTTTGTTATATCATGCGGCAAGCAAAGATAAAGCAATGGTTGATTCATATGGTGCTGGTACTCCTGATGATTGGATTGAGCGCAATGTATACACGCCTCACAGTAGACTTGGCATTGGTCTTTGCCTTGTGTTCAATGTCATCGTCTTTGGCGGTATTGGCGCCATAGTATGGTTAGTACAAATGCTTTGGATTCCTATATGGGCGGCCGGCGTTATAAATGGCATAGGACATTGGTGGGGTTATCGTAACGGTGACACCAGAGACCAAAGTAGAAACATTGTACCAATTGGTATCTTCATTGGCGGCGAGGAATTACACAACAATCATCATTTAGATCCAGCCAGTCCCAAGTTGAGCTCACAGTGGTGGGAATTTGATATTGGTTGGTTCTATATACGAGTTCTACAATCATTAAAGTTGGCAACAGTTAAAATTTAGTATATAATAACACGATGTTAGACTCTATACAGCAAACGGTTTTGCAGTTGTTGCCTGCCCGCAAACGAACGGGCCAGAACGGCTGGACCAGTTTTAATGCACCTTGCTGTGTACACAATGGAGAAAGTGCCGACACCAGAGGTCGCGGTGGTATCAAGACAAATGCAGGACAAGTTAGCTATCACTGTTTCAATTGTCAGTATAAAGCCAGTTTCATTCCCGGTAGACACTTAACCTTTCGGTTCAGAAAATTACTGACCTGGTTAGGAGCAGATGATCTAACTGTACGCAGACTGGTAATTGAAGCAGTAAGACTACGAGAACTAGTAGCACCAGAAGAACTTGAACAGGTTCCAGAAGAAGAAATTGTATATGAAGCACGGACATTACCTGAACAAGCAAGAAATGTAGTTGAACTGGCTGGTTTTTATAGCATTGGTGATTATAACAATGTACCTGCCGAATTACTAGCAGCAATAGAATATGTACATCGTAGGGCATTAGACCCAAATCGGTATAATTTTTATTGGACTCCAGAAGAAGCATATAATCTACATCGTAGAATTGTAATTCCGTATTACTATAAACAACAAATAGTAGGCTACACCAGTAGAGCAATTGCAGATGGAATCAAACCCAAGTACTGGTCCAGCCATCCCGCAGACTTTGTGTTTAATTTGGATATGCAAAAGCCTGACAGTAAATTTGTTGTAGTATGTGAAGGACCATTTGATGCCATGAGCATAGATGGAGTCAGTGTTAGTGGAGCAGAAATATCCGATACACAAGTAGATCAAATTGATAGATTACAACGAGAAGTCGTTGTAGTGCCTGATACAGATCGTGCAGGTAAAAAATTAGTAGATCGTGCTATAGAAGCAGGATGGACTGTGAGTTTTCCTGTATGGCAAGAAACCTGTAAAGACATCAATGAAGCTGTTGTTAAGCATGGAAAATTATTTGTATTAAAAAGTATATTGGCAGCTAGAGAAACAAGTCGATTAAAAATTGAACTTAAGAAAAAGAAGTTGTATGCTTGATACATTAAAAGGGTTTCATATTGAACCAACAAACATTTGCACACTAAAATGTCCTAGGTGTTCGCGAACAAAATTTATAGATAAATTTCCTAATAAATGGAAAAATCAAGAACTAAATTTAGATCAATTAATTAATTTCATTGATATTCCAATACAAAATAAATTGTTTCGTCTCTGTGGAGATTATGGTGATCCTATATATTACAGTAGACTTTTTGATTTAGTAAAATGGATAAAAACCAATAATGCAAGAATATCTTTACACACTAATGGTAGCTATCGCACTCGCGATTGGTGGCAAGAACTTAGCTCTCTACTAGATGAAAATGATAGTGTAGTATTTGCTATTGATGGCGTTCCTGATAATTTTACCACCTACAGAATAAATGCCGATTGGGAATCAATACAAATTGGTATAGAAGTTGCTTCAAAGAAAGCACATACTGTGTGGCAATATATACCGTTTAAATATAATGTGGACTATATTGAAGCAGCAAAAAGTCTAAGTCAACAACTAGGAGTAAAAGAATTTTTAATTTTAGATAGTTCTCGTTGGGATTCTGAAGATGATCCTTATCGACCTAGTAGTACCTCAAATGACAAAGAAATAAAATTTCAAAAAAACCTAAGATCACAAAATATTAGTCCTAGATGTAAGCAAACAAATTCTGATCATTTTATTACTGCAGATGGATTTTATGCTCCGTGTTGTCATGTGCCTAATCATAACTTTTATTATAAATCTGAATTCTACAAAGACAGAGAAAACTACGATATAAGTAAAACAACACTTACACAAATTCTTGCAAGAACAAACAATTTTTATAACAATTTAGAAACAAATAAACCAATTTATTGCATTTACAACTGTCCAAAATATGACTAAAGATTATAACCCTGAGATTCAACGACTGTTTTTAGAAATGATGCTGCAAGACGCAGAAACTTATGTGCGTGTACAGAACATTTACAATGCAGAAAACTTTGATAGAAGTTTGCGAGAAGCAGCCCGCTTTATTAAAAAACACAGCGACGATCATAAAACATTGCCTGCTAGAGAACAGATAAAGGCCACATGTGGTATAGAACTGAGAGAAGTACCTGAACTCAAAGATGGACACTATGAGTGGTTCCTAACAGAATTTGAAAGCTTTAGTCGTAAACAAGAACTAGAGCGAGCCATTTTACAAGCCGCAGACATGATCGAAAAAGGTGAGTTTGATCCTGTAGAAAAATTGATCAAAGATGCTGTGCAAATCAGTCTTACCAAAGACATGGGCACAGACTATTTTGCCGATCCGTCTGCTCGTATCAACAAGTATTTTAATAGTGGTGGACAAGTAAGTACAGGATGGCCCAGTCTTGATAAACTGTTGTATGGTGGATTCAGCAGAGGAGAACTAAACATCTTTGCTGGTGGATCAGGATCTGGTAAATCTCTTGTTATGATGAATATTGCCTTGAACTGGCTACAATCAGGATTAAACGGTGTTTATATTACACTGGAACTGAGTGAAGAACTGACCAGCTTGCGTACTGATGCCATGTTGTCCAATATGAGCACAAAAGATATTCGTAAGGACATTGATACTACCACACTCAAAGTAAAAATGGTAGGCAAGAAAGCTGGAACATATCAAGTCAAAGGATTACCTGCACAAAGCAATATCAATGACATACGTGCTTATCTCAAAGAATATCAAATTCAAACAGGTCGTCAAGTGGACTTTATCATGATTGATTATCTAGACTTGCTGATGCCAGTCAGTGCCAAAGTTAGTCCCAACGACTTGTTTGTGAAAGACAAGTATGTTAGTGAAGAACTACGCAATTTAGCCAAAGAACTAGGCATGTTGATGGTAACGGCTAGTCAGCTGAATAGATCAGCAGTAGAAGAAGTTGAATTTGATCACAGCCATATATCAGGTGGTATCAGTAAAATTAACACAGCAGATAACGTGTTTGGTATTTTTACAAGTAGAGCCATGCGTGAGCGTGGTCGCTATCAAATCCAGTGTATGAAAAGTCGTAGTAGTACAGGTGTGGGCATGAAAGTGGATTTAGAATATAATATTGAAACCATGCGTATTACTGATCCCGGCCCAGATGCACAAAGTGAAAATGGTGGTCAGGGATTCCGTACAAGTAGTCAGATTATGGATCAGATTAAAACATCTGCCGCAACAACCAGCCCGCCTATGATTGCAGCCAAACCCAAGCCAGGATTTGAGTTAGAAAAGTCTGTACATGCAACAGTTGATAACAGTAAACTTAAACAAATGCTTGCTGGTTTAAAAACTAAAGCTGAATAAAAATACTAGAAAGATATACAAATGGCTGACCTTTATTGTCCAATGATCCACGGCGGACTTAATATTAATTTTAAAAACAACAATGGAGAGTTGGGCATAAATCAATGTTGTTTAAGTACCGAACCTTTAATGAGTTTAGACAATGATAAAATATGGAAAAATTTAAAATTTACTAGTTTAAGAGAAGTAAACAATCAAAATCAATGGGATCCTAACTGTTGGGAGTGCAGACAGATTGAAGCTGGGGGACTTAAAAGTTTTAGAAAATCAATGCTCGAACACTACGGAAAAAAATATAACTTGTCTGGCCCGTTGAGAATTGATTTTTTATTTGATAGAGGTTGTAATTTAGCTTGTACTATTTGCGGTCCTGAGAGTAGTACTTTATGGCAACAATATCTAAAACAAAATAATATGTCCTACACTAATTTAAATAATTCTACGGACGTAGACAAAGTAATATCTGCATTAAAAACTCTAGATTTATCTAACCTGGAACAGGTACATTTTTGTGGTGGTGAAACATTGTTAGGAACTTCATACTGGAAATTAGCTGAAGCGTTGGCCGAGCTTGTGCCCGATGCTGGAAAAAAACTTTTGGTAGGATTCCAAACAAATGGCACTCAATCAATAAATCCAAAATATTATAAAATAATAGAAAAATTTCATCTAGTAAAAATTTTTATCAGTATAGATGGGGTAGAACAAAAATTTAATTATCTTAGATGGCCTGGCGACTGGAATCAAATGACACAAAATATCATGCAAATGAGAGAAAAACTACCTGTGAATGTAATGTTTTGTATCACAGAAACTTTGAGTAATTTTAGTTTATTCTATTCTGGCGAAGTTGCAGCATGGATAAAAAATAATTTTCATGCAAATAGATTGGGCGATATAGTTGAGCATTCGCAGCAGTTAGCAGTACATAACTTGCTTGGTATAGATGCAATAACAGAGGAGTATGCCCAGGTTATCAAAGATAGGAATACTAAACAAATGCTTCCAAATAACTGGAAGGAAAATCCAAGCAAAATTAAAAAAATGCTGTCAGAAACTGAAAAACATGATCAAATTAGAGGACAAAACTGGAAAAATACATTTCCTGAGATTGTGCAATACTATTCTCGATATTTACAATAAATATCTAATAACGGAGTAGATTTTGCAAAAACGCACCCGCAGCATCTTAGATGAATTAGCCCACATGCCCGTGAGTAAAGATCGGGAAAATCTAGTGGAAAGTCGTGCTAGTCATGTTATTCAAGGTGCTATTAATTTGATTAATTATATTAAAGAAAATTACGATGCAGAGCAATCAGCTGAACTAGAACGCAGATTGCTTAACAGTATTCGTGCTCAAGATCCTGCAAAATTCGCCCGTGGAGTCAGGAGATTTAAGCGTGAAGATTAAAGACATTGTTAACGAAGTTGGTACTAAAAGGGTTAAAGATCCTTATTCATACGATTACGAAAAAGATCCCGAAACTGGAGAATACACTGGTAGGGAAGTACCCGACCCAAACTCTTTTGCAACTATGCTAAAAGGTGTTGGTGATAGATTAGGTGCCGGGTCAGGCAGCATGTGGGTGGATGCACCCGATGACAACGATCCAGAAAGAATTAGCCGCTATAAAGTAAAACCAGGTTTTAAGCTAACTGTTAATACCAAAGACGGAAGAGAATATTACAAACTTCCAGCCAAACCGGGAGCAAAAGATCCCACTGGATATTGGACAGATGCAGAAGGACGAGAAATATTTGCTGATGAATCAGTTAAAGCGTTGGAATCCTTGGTTAACAAAAACGGTAGATTGAGTGAAATACCAGACCAAACGCAAGAACCAGAATCCCCAATCGCTTCAGCCGATGAACCAATGCCTTCATCCACAGAAACGCCCTTGCATTCAGACATATCTGTAATGCAATCGTGGCCATTGGTTCTACAGTACAAAGGTAAGAGATTTGAAATGGATGACTTTGGAATATGGCATCCATTTGGTACAACAGGTAAAGTAACCCCTGCCTTGCAAACTTTCTTGACCAAAGAGAGAGGAAAGTTATAATGCAAATAAACGAAGGCGGTCATGTATTTAAAAGTCCCGATGGCCAGCCACTAACACAGCGTATCAATCGCGAAGATGTTCCGGCTACCATTAAATGGATCGAACATGTATCGGATATTAGATTTCCTGAAGAATCCTGGTTAGGAACAACAGGAAGAAAAGCAAGTTCCGGCGATCTAGACTTAGCTGTTGACGAAACAGCTATAGACAAAGATACACTAATTAAAGTTTTACTGTCATCTGGTGTTGATGCCAAGGCAATTAAAAAATCTGGTGATAGCGTACACATAATGGTTCCAATTGGTGGTAGACTAGGACAAGGGTATGTACAGGCTGATTTGATGTTTGGTGATCCTAAATGGCAAGCATTTAGTATGAGCGGTGGCGCCGAAGGCAGTCAATTGACTGGAATGAGTCGTCATGTTATATTGGCCAGCATTGTTTCTGCATTGCAACCTGGTTTGAAGTGGAGTTATAAACACGGACTAGTTGACCGTATAACCAATACCACTATTGAAGATGGTAAAAGTCCTGCTACATTAAGCAAGATCACTGGCATACCTGCTGTCAAATTGAATTCAGCCGACGATATCATTGATGCAATTAGTAAACGTCCCGACTACGATCAATTGATCGCCGCAGCCAGAGAAACTCTTGCCAAGAGTAATATACAACTACCAGAAGCAGCACCTGCACCGGGCACAGCAGCTTGGTTTAGAACATATACGGATAAATTAACATAATGCATTTTGAATTTGTTGAGTACTTAATGGAAGCTACCAATCCTAGGACCCCACATCCCGAGGATGCAATACTGTCTGGCAGTGCTGCTGCGGCTCAACAAATCGCCGGATTAAAATCTGTAATATCTAATCCTAGAAACCTTACTATCAAATGGGATGGAAAGCCGGCTCTCATATTTGGTAGAGACAAGGATGGTCAATTGGCGGTCATGGACAAATACATGTTTGATGCAGGATTCCTTGCTAAAAATGTAGACGATTGGAAACGCTATGATTCACAAAAAGCATCAGGTAATTTAAGAGGCAGTCTTTACGGTCTACTAGAAGCAATATGGCCGGCATTAAATCAAGCAACACAAGGACCAGGATTTTATTGGGGTGATTTATTATATGCGGGACAACTACAACCTCAACAAGGCAAGTTTGTATTTCAGCCAAACCTAGTTGAATATAGAGTAGCTACCAATAGCCCATTAGGAAAACAAATTACAGGTACCATTGGTGGTATTGTTGTACATCAGTATTTTGATCAAGTTGGTGGTCAGCCTGCACAATGGAATGGCAACGGATTAGCAAACGTACCAGGCGGTATGGCCATAATTTCACCAACTGCTGGTAATAAGTTTACTTTAAAAACTCCAGTACAACAAGAACGAGCAGCAGAATCTGCTTTAAAAAAATATGGCGCGGCAGTTGATGAACTATTAGCATCTGTTCCGCAAAGCACTAGAGATAGAATTAAAACATACTTTAATAAATTTATTACACGACAAACAAACGAGCCATTACATACTTGGTTGGCAGCGAATGTCAGTAAAGTACAATACAATGCATTAGCTGGCGACGATTTTACAGGAAAGTTGTTTGCACAAACTCCTGACAAAGAAATAGTTGAAAGCCCTGCCTACGTTGGATTAAAGGCTATTTGGAATAATATATATGCCTTTAAACAAAATCTAGCTAAACAGTTAGCAGCACAAGTACAAGGCATTGAAGAATATGTTAGTGGGCAACCAGCAGGCGAAGGCTTTGTATTTCCCACATCAAGCGGATTAGTAAAGATTGTAGATCGCGAAGTATTCAGCGCCGCAAATTTTGCAAAAAATAACTAATGAATTCAAAAAATTATTATATACCTCTTAATTTACCTAATATTTCTGATGAATTAAAGCTACAAGAGGACATTGAGAGATTTCTTACATTTAATAATATGATTTGGTTCACGTTAGGAGGACATGTTATTCCTAATACAGCGATAGATTTTTTTAAAAAATTAGGATTAACAGCATCAAAAGAAAAAAGTATTTTGTATATTCAAGAAGCTCAAGAAAGACATAAAATTCATATGGATTCTGATAACTCACTGACCGATGAGCATGATACAAAATACTTTAGAAATTTTGCAGTAAATTGGGTTTGGGGCGGAAAAACTATTATGGAATGGTATAACTTTCGAGGAAAATATAAGCCATATAAGGAAAAATTTTACGATCAATCGTATTTGTGGGTATATAACGAAGATTGTAGATTACTATTTAAGGACGAATTACAAGGTGCTAATCTAGTAAATTTAGACAAATATCATACAGTTTACAATAATTCACCTTACACTAGATATTGTTTAAGTGTCGCACCAGAGGAGAACATAACTTACGAAGAAATGGCGGAACTTTGTGCTAGAAAAAAAGGTTTAATACGCGAAATTTAACAATTGGTATAAATACAAACATGCGGTAAACGCAAAATTTTAAGGAGAAATAACATGCCAATCGGAGTAACTAAAGTAAATGGCGATACAGGTGGCGTAAACAACGTCGATGGTGGTCGCATTCTAACAAACGCAGCAATTATCAGCACTGGTGTTGTTGGCCCAGTTAATGCATACAACATTCAGGTTGTTGCAGGTAATCTAGCAGCAGAACTAAGCCGCGGTACCAATGGTACAGCAGGTGCAGTAGAAACACTATTAACAGCAATTTCTGCTAATGCAAGTATTTTAGCATATCAAGTTGATATTGGTGCAAGTGCAGCTAATACTCAGTTAAGCGTTATCACTGAGCGTAGTTCATGGACAAGTGCCCTAGCAATGCAAGTTGCATTACGTGCTACCTTGGCAAGCAACATTGGTGCAAACGGTCCAATCACAACAACCACTATGGATGTTCGTAATGTTGGTATCAAACTAGCAGCATCAAGCTAATCAGAACTTTGTTCTAAAAAAAAGCAGACTTCGGTCTGCTTTTTTTGTGACCAGCATAAATATTAACATGCGGTAATACGCAAATAATTTAGGAGAAATAAAAATGCCAATCGGAATTGATCGTAGCGCAGGTTATAATTATGGTGGAGCCACTGGTTTATTAAATGGTATAGCAGCAACTAGTGCTCGTAGTCAAGAAGTCGGACAAAGTGTAGCACTATATCTAGTAGATGCTGGATTAGATTTAAGTGGAGAAGATGATGCAGCAAACGAGGCGTTTGAAGCAATTATTTTAACAATGCCACCAGTTTTAGCATACTATGCTCATGCAACATCTGGTGCAATTAGTTTTATTTGCGACGGTGTAAATGCACCAGCAGCATCAGCATTACAAACTGCCATCCAAGCAATTGGAACCAAAAAAGGTTTAGTAAACTTAGGTAGCACAACTGTCACAGCTGGTACCAGCTTTGTAGTAGCATAATAAAATATGCATTAATAAAAAGCAGACCTTGGTCTGCTTTTTTTATGACTATAAATATCATATATGAAATTCTACACTGGCATTACACTTGTTGATATCACCGCTACCGGAATAACTCGTCACAGGGCCGGACAAGAAACTGCCAGAGACCAGCAACGCAATTGGGAAACAGTTTTACAAGTCATTGGGTTAAGATCGCAACCTCAATTGATCGAAGGCCCAATAACAGCAGAATTTAACATTGACGAATTAAGTGAATTTGGAGAAATGTATTTTGGAAAGCAGCGTGTTTGGATTTTTTGCTTTGGAGTTGAACATGAGGATGTGTTCTTAGAAGACAACGATCCAGTGGGCGGACTAGATCGAGATTTTGCCCAAGTACCTATAATTTGTGGTCTAGACGAAACAGCAAGATTTATACTACCAATTTTTTATCCCTACGGTGCTATAAAAAACATATACTTTAAACCTGGCAGAATCAACTTAAATACAATTTAAATCCTGGCACTTTTAAGGCACTTTTCTTTATGGCACATTATCTAGATACATTAACAGAACCCTGCATTTTTATAGAAAGAAGCAAAACAAAATGGCAGCAAGTGAAAGAAATAGCCTTGAAGCGCACGTGGATTTATGCGCTGAAAGATATAAGGCATTGGAAGAAAAACTAGACAAACTAGAACAGCGTATGCATGCGATGGAAGAACACATCATTATCATACGCACGAAACTATCAGAATCTGCAGCCGAGGCTACGAGTAAAAGTAGCGGGCAGTTGATTACTATTGGCACAGCATTTGGTGTAGCAATGCTAACTGGTTTAATAATGGTTCTTGTACAACTTATTCTAAAATAAAAATGAAGATAGTAGAATTATTAAATAAAGTTAGATTACCAATAACAAACGAAGAAGCAGATATCTTAGGCAAATTTAGCGAATCCGCGGAAGTATTAAAAAAAGATTTAACACCACGGGAAATACTATTAGCTAATCAATTGGTAAACAAAGACATATTATATAGAAAAAATGACGAAGGGCGCATTTACTACCGAAAGAAAATCTAATTTTGAAGCTGCAAGAGCAGCTTTTGCAGAATTTGGACTCAATTATATTCAATCATGGACTAAACAAGAACTAGCAAAATATAGATCGGAACCTGTAGTAATTCCATTAGGAGACTACAGGTTTTTTGTTGGACCTTTTCAAATTGAGGGTATACATCAGCAGTGCTGGACAGTAAGTCAAGTTGATGATAAACATGTTCATGACTTTGTGGACAAGATTACAGCTATTTTGTATTGTTTATATGAGACTCGCAGGCAGTTCTGGAAAGCAGCTGAACTACTAGACTTAGATAAAAAAATTGGAAAATTGAGCTCGGACATTATGTATTACGAAAAAACAATACAAGCAAGAACAAAAAAAGAAGATAGTTTCAAAAAAGATGTTGCATTGAATAGATTATCAGATGCTAGAATGCAGCGTAGAGATTCAATTCAGATTTTGAAAAAAACTTTAATTTCGGCTAAATACTTTAACTTTAGGAACAACCGCTATGAGACTAACAGAAATGGGCACCAAGCCCACAGCAAAAAAAATTAACAAAGTAATGGAAAGCCGTTTTGGCGTTAAGATTGATTATGCCAATTTGGACTTCAAACGTGCTTATGTGCTGGCACGAGGATTAACTGAAAGCCTTGATCAAATCAAGCGCAGTCATGGAGTACATGTAGCAGAAAAGAATCCTAAGTATATGGAACTTTTAATGGTACGTGAAGGCTTACATCGCTGGATGGTAGAAAATAAGCAACAGCTTATTATGGAAAGCGAAATGGGCAAGAGTCAAGCTATTCTAGCTGCCAAGGACATGGTTGACAGCGTTCAGGACATGCTTGAAGAAGTTAGCAAAATGCAGAACGAACAAATGCCTGCTCTACTAGATACCATCCGTGATCAAATTGGTATGGAACAAGCAGATGCATTCAAGGCAGCAGTTGAGCCATTGCTAGCCAATATGTCTCAACAGTTAAGCTCAGCAAGAAGCACAGCAGATACCGCAGCTAGAGCATTAGCTGGTGAACAAGTGGCACAACCAATGGGTATGGGTGTTGCACCAGGAATGGCTCCAGATGTAATGCCAGCACCTGACATGGGCAGCGATATGGATACTGATGAATTTGCAGCAACTGATGCAGCAGCTGGTCCTAACGTAATTGGCAGAGAAAAACGTTAATGCGTATTCGTGAAATTATTACCGAGGACACAATTGATGAAATCCTCGAGGACGAAGCAGCAGATCCTGCAATTCTTGATTTAATGAATATTCTTGAAACTATGAGAAACCGCGCTCACGACAGTCATGCTGTACCACGAGTGCGGGCCGATTCATTGATCAATTTAGTACAAATGCAGCATCCACAATTCACCTTAGATACACTAGATCAGGCTATGTCTAACAATGAAGCCTTAAAATCTTTAATTAAAGATATCAAAGATGATGCCACTGGTGTAAAATATGTGTATCTTACTCCATTTGCCGACGACGAAGAAGAGGCAGCAATCGGTGATCCAAACGCACCAAGAACTCCACCAGAGCGCACGGTAGACTCAATGGCCAAATCAGCTCTTGCAAAACGTAGTTAAATAATTTATACTATACTATTAGGAGATAGCAATGGCTTACTCAGGTCAAGTCTTGGATCACTATGAGAATCCAAGAAATGTTGGCAAACTAGACAAAAATGATCCCAATGTAGGAACCGGTTTAGTTGGTGCACCAGCTTGCGGAGATGTATTACAGCTTCAAATCAAAGTAGAAGATAATGTTATTACTGATGCCAAGTTCAAGACCTATGGTTGCGGCTCGGCAATTGCAAGTTCGTCGCTTGTTTCAGAATGGGTCAAGGGCAAGACTCTTGAAGAAGCCGGGGAGATTAAAAATACGCAAATTGCAGAAGAGCTTGCTCTCCCTCCTGTAAAAATACACTGTTCTATATTAGCCGAAGACGCAATCAAAGCAGCACTAACTGATTATAAAAATAAACAAAATGCTTAAAGTTTTATTTTATCATGCAAATGATACAATCCGTAATGACGCCGATAAAATAATATTTTTAGGTGTTGCAGCTTTATATTTAAAAACATGGATAGATCAAAATCGACCCAATATTGGAGAACAAATTCAATGGAGTGTACCAATTCAAAAAAAATTGTCAGATGAAGAATTAGTGCTTTTATTAAATAGAGAAAAACCTGATCTATTTTGTAGCAGCCACTATATTTGGAATGATAGCTTTATTTGTGGTCAACTTAATAGAATTAAAAACTTGGTACCCGAGGATATTTGTTTTGTTGCCGGGGGGCCAAGTATTAATGTAAATATTGATCTAGATTTTTTCAATAAAAATCCGTTCGCTGATTATGCAATATATGGTGCAGGAGAGGTTGCTTTTGCAGATATAGCCGAAAGTGTTTTGAGTCGTAAAAAGTTAATTGCTTTTAATACATCAAATGTTGCGTGGCATAACAAACAACAACAAAAAACTGTTGTTGCTGATTTTAAGTATGTTCCGCAATTGTCAATTAGTCCTTATACAAGCAATATTGATTTATTTACAAAAATGGTACAAAGTGAAAGCAATAGAGGGGTTAGTGTAGTTATTCCCTATGATTTAACTAGAGGATGCCCTTATAGTTGCACGTTCTGCGACTGGAATAGTGGATTAACAAATAAAACCACTAGACGTAAAAATAGCTACAAGGAAGAAATTGACCTATTTCAAAAATTAGAGATTAAAAATATATATCTAGCAGACGCCAATGTTGGGCAATATCAAGAAGATATTGACATGATAGAATATATGGGCAACAAGAATATTTTTGAAAATGCTGGTTTTAAAATTGACGGAAATTTTAGTAAATTAAGAAAAGAAAATAATTTAAAAATATATCATTTATTAGCTAAAGCAAATTTAATTACAGATTATGCAGGATTCACAATATCAGTGCAAGATATCAATAAAACCATTTTAGAAAATATTGATAGACCGGATGTAGGGTGGGATGTCCATCTTTCAATGATCAAGGAACTTAAACAAGCATATCCTCATATTAGCTCAAAAATTCAGTTAATACAGGGTTTACCTGGACAAACAGTTAATTCGTGGAGGAAAACACTTAGTGAAATTAGCAAGCACGATTTGCAATTACAAATTTTTATAAGCGAGCTATTGCCAGCGAGCCCGGCAGCAAGAGATAAAAGCTATCAAGAAAAGTTTAAATTTGTATATAGTTCAAGCGAACGATTTAACGGAGAACACTATTTTAATGCAACGTTTCCTGCATCGTGTGTAAGCTTTAATCAAAAAGATTTTGTAAAAATGACTATTTTATCTCACATCTATTCTGCATTGACTCAATTTAGAACTCAGTCAATTGCAGTTTTTAACTTAGAAAAAGTCGTTGATGATTTTCTAAAGTCGCCGATGTATAAAGCAGTTGAAGAAAATTTGTATTCTAATTGGATTAATTATAATAAGTTTTACTACACAATAGGTTTAGATGGAAATAAACTAGATGGTAAAGGTTGTCTTACTGCATGTTATATATTTAATACTGGCACGGCATGGATATACAATCATAAACTTTTATATCTAATTGCTAAAAATCTTGAACCAGGTGTATTAACTCCTGGCGAGTTTATAAAGAACAGTATTAAAAAAGAAGGCAAATCTGTAAATGTAAAATTCAAAAGTCTTACAGGATACGAATGATGATTGTTTTAACTGAATTAGCAGCTAAAAAAGTTCAACAACACCTAACAAAGCGCGGCAAGGGCTGCGGCATAATGATTGGAGTTCGCACAACAGGCTGTTCGGGATTAGCTTATAAACTAGAATACGTCGATGCTCCGCCGATCACCAGAGACTGGATGACATACGACAGTAATGGCGTTAAGATTTATGTTAATGGAAAAGATCTACCATATGTAAATGGATTGACAATGGACTACAAGCGGCAAGGACTCAATGAAGGATTTGAGTTCGTCAACCCAAATGAACGCGACCGCTGCGGTTGCGGCGAAAGTTTTCGAGTTTAAATGATAGCGGTTTATACAGACAGTAAATTTTTTGATGATTACTGGTTAAATAAACTATCTTTTCCCTCGGAATATATTTTGTGTCATAGCAGGCATGAGTATAGTGCTGCACAAGCAAATAAAAAAATAGCTTTTACTACAGAACAGTTTGCACTAGATTACGACATTGGTGATCCACCACGGCCACCTTGGCCATACTTGCCAAGACCAGACTTCCCTGATAAAATAAATGAATTAAGTTTGATCAGTGATTTAGTGTTTACGTTCGGCGGCGAATTGCATAGCCATCAATGGGCAACCTGGGATAAATGTCATCATGATAATGTCTATTGGGTTATACCTGGGACCGTAACACAACCATCGGTACTTAAAAACAATATTATTATATGGCATGATTGGTTACAGATTATAGCAAATTTATACAAAGATCATTGGCCCGACAAGTTAGCAGAAATTTCATATAACTTACCTAAACCTAAATATTTTGATGCTTTATTAGGGCAGAAAAGAATCAACAGAGATGCAGTGTATGAGGGTGTTATTAATAATAACCTCCAAGACAAATTTATAATGACATATTTAGGTGATGGCCCAATTACTGATAAAAGTGATTTTATATGGGAGAAAGACTGTTTCCCGGCTGAATCAAAAATGCATGGCACAGTTAGTCGTTGTACATATAATGGTATAGAAATATTTTTAAGCAGAGTAATACCAATTGACGTTTTTAATCAAACAGCTTATAGTATAGTAGCTGAAACTAATATAGATAATACAATAAGTTTTTATACAGAAAAAATTGCCAAGCCTATAATTGCCCGCAGACTGTTTGTGGTATTTACTGGTTATAAATTTTTAGAAAATTTGCGTAGTGCAGGATTTAAAACTTTTGATGGCATAATTGATGAAAGTTATGATCAGATATTAGATGATGTTGCTAGATATAGTGCAGCTATGGAACAAGTAAAATTCTTATGCAATGCAGATCAAGTTAAAATATACAATAAAACAAAAGATATTCTTGAACATAACTACAATCTACTAACAGCAACTGACTGGAATAAAGTAGTAATAGATCAGATCCAACAAAAAATAAATTCATTATGATAGAAATTTCTGATGACAAAATTACTATAAGACCAGGTGCTTTTATTACTAAAAATTATCAAACAATACAGCTACCACAATTGGAAGATGCTATTATACAAAATTATAGAGGGCAAGATTTAATTTTTGATGACTTCGATGGCACTAATATCAAGCTTCCTAACTTTATTAGTTGCGTGGATAATATTCGAACAGCACTAGACATTCCTATAGAGAAAATTTTATTCAAAACACAAATAAAACCGCCAGAACCGTATCATTGGATACCGCAACGGGACTATTATTTAATTCCAGACTTTGATCTTAATCAGTTTAATAAAGATTTATCAAATGCTAAATTTGTAGGGTGCCTTGGCGGCAGTCGTGCTAGTATGATGCGGGCCAGGATGTTGTATGAAATATTTGCCACATTTGGAGAAGACACTTTCTTAACTTGTGCTAAAGATTCATATATTAATGCACTAAATTTCTGCAAATTCTTTAACGGGGAGTTTGTTTTTAATAAAGAAATTGATTGGATACAAAATAAACAGTTCAACAATGATATGCATGAGCATGGTCTTGACATGAATGTTGCGGCACAAGAATATCCAAAAATTTGGAATAAATTTAAAATTGAAGTAGTAATGGAAACTGATGAGTATCTCAGAGAAAGAATTACAGATAAACTAGCCAAAGTATTGTCAACTGGCAAACCCTTTGTGCTCTTAAGTGGCAAAGATTCTTTACAACATTTACAAGACTTAGGATTTAAAACTTTTTCTGATTGTTTGGACGAATCATATGATCAGTATTTGTTGCCATCATTGAGGATACGTGCTATAATAGATAGTCTAAATAAATTATATAATCGCCCGGACAGAGAAAGAATTATAGAAAATATGTATAATATTGCTCAGGAAAATATTAAAGTATATAACAAGATTTGCATAACAGATCCAACATCCAAAATGAAATATCTATTAAAATGATTATACCAAAATTTGATTATACTCCACTAGCCAGAGAAAGCGTAGAGGGCAAGCGCCATTATGCCCTGCCTGATGGCAGCAGAGTTCCTAGCGTCACTACAATTCTAGACAAAACAAAACCCGCAGAAGCCAAGCAAAAACTTCAAGAGTGGCGCAATAGAGTTGGCGCGGAGCGGGCACAACAAATTACCACAGAAGCTGCCAACCGCGGAACACGTATGCACACCTATCTTGAGCGGTACGTTAAAAACGATGATATTGGTGCGTTCCCTACAAATCCGTTTGCACAGCCCAGCTGGTTTATGGCAGCACAAGTTATTTTAGAAGGATTAGGAAATGTTGATGAATATTGGGGTTGCGAGGTGCCTTTATACTACTCTGGGCTTTATGCTGGTACTACTGACTGTGTCGGGGTATGGAAAGGACAGCCTGCAATCATGGATTTTAAGCAAACGAATAAGCCTAAGAAACGCGAATGGATCGACGATTATTTTCTACAGCTCGCAGCATATGCGGCAGCTCACAATGACACACACGGAACAGATATTAGAACAGGTGTCATTCTTATGTGTACTAAACCAGCTGATGACGATTCAACCCCACAGTACCAGGAATTTGTGCTAGAACCCCAGGATTTTCAGTACTGGAGCGATCAGTGGATGCGTAGAGTTGAGCTCTACTATCTAACAAGCTAAATACACAATAATTGAGGATTTAGCATGGCCGTTACACAGATAAGCAGAATTCAACATCGTAGGGGGTTAGAGCAAGATCTCCCGCAACTTGCTTCAGCTGAATTTGGCTGGAGTTTAGACACCAGAAAACTTTACATTGGTAATGGTACGTTAGATGAAGGTGCACCCACTTTAGGCATAACCGAAATTTTAACCCAATATTCTGATTTAACTGCATTGCTTGGAACCTACACATTTGTAGGAAATGCGACAGGATTTGCAGTACAAACTGGCAGCAGTTTATTAAATCCAGCTGTTCGCAGTTTCCAACAAAAATTTGATGATTTCGTCAATGTAAGAGATTTTGGCGCAACAGGAAACGGTCTTGACGACGATTATGCTGCTATTAATAGAGCCATTACTCAAATTTATAGAACAAGTTTAAATGAAAACGATCCACGTACTCGTAGAACAATATATCTACCAGGCGGTACATATCTAACATCCAATACTATACAAATACCACCTTATGCTAGACTAGTAGGGGATGGAATTGATAGCACAATCATCAAGGCAAAGTTTGGTAATTTAGCAGTAGCTAACTTATGTGATTCTTCTTTTAACTCAGGGCCATTGATTGGTTCGGGCACAGCTATATTGCCGCAAGGCATTGAAATTAGCGGAATGTCGTTTATTAATCGGAGCGCCGGAGTAAATTATCCTATTTTAAATATTGACAGCGCATCTAATATTAGAATAGTAAACACTCATTTTGGGTCCAATGTTTCGGCTAGTGTTTATCCAAATGTCGTTCATATCTATAGTACAGTTTCCCCTGTAAATGCTATTACTTTTGATGGTTGCCATTTTATTGGTGGCGGCAACGGAATCGTTAATTTTGGAACTACCACTAGAGCGTTGAATATAATGAATAGCAGATATGAGAATCTTTCTAATCTTGCTCTTGTAATGAATGCTATTGATTCTATATCATCAATAAACAACTATTACGCAGGACAAGCAGGTGTATCGAGCAAAAATTCAGCTACAACGTTTTTTGGATTTGGTGAAACATTTCAAACTGGATCTGACCCTTCAACCGGTATGTTTTTGGGTAATTTGTTAACAGGAATGGCAAGAGGGGTAGCATTAAGTGGTACAACTTATGTTGCAGGACTTGTGCCTAATACCTCGGGAAAAGTAAGATATGAAATTAGCAACAGTTCAGCTAAAAGATTTGGTTCATTTACATTCTCAACTGACGGTACGTATAGCAATTTCACCGATTCTTATACCGAATCAAATATTAGTTTAGGTGCAAATTTGTTTGCTAATTCTGATAGTCTTATTTGTTCTTTAAATTCTGGTACAGGCACCTTAAAATATAGTTTTACACAATTTGTATAATTAATAAATGTTCAAATTATCTACTAGTAGGCGATTGGCCTATTGGAAGAATTTTCGAAATCAACTTGGCTCTATGCCATTAAAAAAAGCACTAGAAGCTACTCAACAACTATGGCAATTGTGTCCGTTTACTCCTTTTTATCTGAATATCGAGCAGCCTGACTCATGGCCAAATCCTTGGGAATTAATTTCAGAAAACTACTATTGTGATCTTGCTAAAGCTTTGGGAATAGTGTATACTTTACATCTAAGCGACCATGGCAAAGATCTTAGCCCAGAAATACGAGTATATAATGATACAGTTAGTCATTACCTTTACCATATAGCATACTTTGCCGATGGGAAATATGTTCTTAATTTGATTGAGGACGAGGTCGTAAATAAAGAACACATTAATCAACAATTAAACTTAAAATATTGCTATACAGCAATAGATTTAAAATTAGAACAATACTAGAGGCAATAAATGACGCAGATTCAAGTAACGAAAAGAGACGGAAGTAAAGAAATACTAGATTTAGAAAAACTACACCGGGTGGTATTTTGGGCAACTGAAGGTATTACCGGAGTTAGTGCAAGTGAAGTAGAAATAAAAAGTCATATTCAATTTTACAATGGCATTCGAACATCGGATATACAAGAAACACTGATTAAATCAGCAGCTGATCTTATAAGCGAAGAAACACCCAATTACCAATATGTAGCTGGTAGATTGATAAATTATCATTTACGCAAGCAGGTATACAACGATTACACACCGTGGCCCTTGCTGGATTTAGTAAAAAAGAATGTGGAATCAGGATTTTATGATACTGGCCTTCTCGCCGCCTACACTGATGAAGAGTGGAATATTTTAGACAGTTATATCAAACACGATCGTGATGAGAACTTTACCTATGTTGCCATGGAGCAATGGCGCGGTAAGTATCTAGTACAGAACCGTGTTAACAACGAAATTTACGAGACTCCGCAAATAGCTTATATGCTGATTGCGGCAACCTTATTTCAAAATTACCCTGTATGGGGCGATTACACTCGTTTACAATGGATTAAAGATTATTACGATGCTATCAGTTTACATGATATTAGTTTGCCTACTCCTGTCATGGCCGGTGTTCGCACTCCGCAAAAGCAGTTCTCTAGCTGTGTGCTTATTGAAACAGATGATAGTCTTGACAGTATCAATGCTACCACTAGCAGTATTGTTAAGTATGTCAGTCAGAAAGCCGGCATCGGGATTGGAGCAGGTAGAATACGAGCACTTGGGAGCCCAATACGAAACGGAGATGCTTACCACACGGGGGTTATACCTTTTTACAAGCTGTTCCAAAGCGCAACAAGGAGTTGTAGCCAAGGGGGTGTCCGTAATGGCGCCGCTACATTGTACTACCCGATCTGGCACCTCGAGATTGAGGACCTAATTGTTCTCAAAAACAACAAAGGGACCGATGACAATAGAGTGCGTCATATGGATTATGGCGTGCAATTTAACAAGTTGATGTATGAAAGACTAATTACAGGTGGCGACATTACCTGCTTTAGTCCCAATGATGTACCCGAGCTGTACTCTGCTTTTTTCAACGATCAAGAACGATTCAAAGAGCTATATGAGCGAGCAGAGCGTAATACCAAGCTGAGAAAGAAGACCTTCAAGGCTAGTGATTTGTTTAGTAGATTCATGCAGGAACGCAAGGATACTGGTCGTATCTATCTACAGAATGTGGACCATGCCAACACTCATAGTCCATTTGATGAAAAGGTAGCACCGATCAAGATGAGTAATCTTTGCGCTGAAATAGATTTGCCAACTGTGCCGTTACGAGATGTCAACGACGAGGATGGTAGGATCGCCCTGTGTACTCTGTCAGCGATCAATTGGGGCAATGTAAAAAGCCCACATGACTTCGAAAAGATGTGTCGGTTGGCGGTGAGAGGATTGGATGCGCTGTTGAGTTATCAAAATTATCCAATTCTTGCAGCACAATTAGCAACAGAAGAATTTAGGCCAATTGGGGTTGGTATTATCAATTTTGCCTACTTCCTAGCTAAAAATGATGTCAGTTATAGTGATCCTGAAGCGTTAGCTTTAGTTGACGAGTATGCAGAAGCATGGTCGTACTATTTGATCAAGGCTTCTGCAGACCTCGCTGAAGAACAAGGAGCTTGCACTAGATGGCAAGATCTAAAGAGTGCAAAAGGTGTATTACCTATTGACACACGTAAACGAGACGTGGATGAATTGGTGCCCTACCAAGAGCGCATGCCTTGGCAATCACTCCGCGAACAGATTCAACGTACCGGACAACGCAACGCCACATTGATGGCACTAATGCCTGCAGAAACATCTGCACAAATTAGTAATGCTACTAATGGAATTGAGCCACCACGCAGTTATGTGTCAGTTAAACAGAGCAAGCACGGCGCACTAAGACAAGTGGTACCTGAATATCGTAGACTTAAAAACAAATATGAATTACTATGGGATCAGGTCAGCCCTGAGGGTTATTTAAAATTATGTGCAGTATTACAAAAATACATTGATCAAGGCATTAGTGTAAATACTTCCTACAATCCACAATACTACGAAGATGAAAAGATTCCTATGAGTGAGATGTTGCAACATCTAATCATGTGCTACAAATATGGATTGAAGCAGCTTTACTATTTTAACACTTTTGATGGACAAGGTGAAATCAATATTGATAAACTAATGGAATCAAAATCTGTTGAAGAAACAGAAACCAATGATCAAGAAGATTGTGATAGTTGTGTAATCTAAGAGCAATATGAATTTAAGAAAATATATCAATTTGATTGAAGATGCCAATGGTATTAGCGAAGAATGGTTTGCTCAAGGTGCATTTAAAACTTACAAGCAACCAAACCCTGAACAATACGAAATTGCTCAAGAGGATGGCACTATACAGACCTTAGAAGGTCCGGTGAATTATAAACGAGGTTTTTATATTCTAACCGGGCCCAAAGGTGAACAGTATCCTATACCACCAGAAAAGTTTCGTGAATTAAAAGACGACGCCGGTGATGGTATATGCTACCCTAAAAAGATTATCAAATTGGCCAAGCTGGCTGATCATGATGGTTCTGTTGCAACCAGCTGGGGTGAAACACTAAACTATCAATCCGGTGAAGATTATATAGTTAGACATGGTCCTGGAGATTATGGTGTGGTAAAACGAGATATATTTGCAAAAACTTATGTACAGGAACAATAATAAATGAGCGTATTTAACATTAATAACAAGAATAAGCATACGGAGTCGTTGGCATTTTTAGATGCTTCCGGAGCACAACCAATACAACGGTATGATACACTGAAATATAGACAGTTTGATAAACTAACAGACAAACAATTAGGCTTCTTTTGGCGTCCAGAAGAAGTTGATGTACTTCGAGATAGTAAAGACTTCAAAGAACTTACAGAACATGAACAACATATTTTTACAAGTAATCTTAAGCGACAAATCCTTTTGGATAGTGTTCAAGGTCGTAGTCCCAATCTTGCTTTTCTTCCCATCGCTACTATTCCTGAGCTCGAAACTTGGATTCAAACTTGGGCGTTCAACGAAACTATTCATAGTCGCAGCTATACTCATATTATACGTAATGTTTATAGCGATCCTAGCATTGTATTTGATGAGCTGACTGACATAGAAGATATTGTCGATTGTGCCAAAGATATTAGCCGTTATTATGATGAGCTAATAGAATCTGTACAATATTATAATTTGCTAGGTGTAGGAACACATACAGTCAACGACAAGAAGATTGTTGTTGATATGTACGAACTAAAAAAGAAATTGTGGTTATGCTTAAACAGCGTAAACGCATTGGAAGGAATCCGCTTCTATGTTAGCTTTGCCTGTTCGTGGGCATTTGCAGAACTAAAGAAGATGGAAGGCAATGCCAAAATTATCAAACTGATTGCACGAGACGAAAACGTTCATTTAGGGTCCACGCAAACCCTTCTCAAATTGCTACCTCAGGATGATCCTGACTATGCTTCTATAAAAGAAGAAACTCGTGCAGAATGTGAAGCAATGTTTTTGGCGGCAGCAGCACAAGAAAAAGCCTGGGCACATTATTTGTTCAAAGACGGAAGCATGATTGGTCTTAACGAACAATTGTTGGCACAGTATGTGGATTGGTTGACCTGCAAGCGCATGACCGCAGTGGGATTGAATTGTGGTATAAAGCCGGGATCTAATCCCTTACCATGGACTGCTAAATGGATTGCTGGTGCAGAAGTTCAAGTGGCACCACAAGAAACAGAAATTTCAAGTTATGTGATTGGTGGTACCAAACAAGATGTAGACAACAACACGTTTAAGGGTTTTAGTCTTTGACAGCTCGAGCAGTATTTGTTGGTGGATACAGAATGGGACATGCTATCATGTCCTTTCAATTTGACCACTTTCTTGAAGGCATAGATAAAACATATATTATCAGCAACATATCGGAACATCATTACCGAGCCACACTAGAAAAATATGTAGATGATCCCAGTAGATTTATATATGTAAATGATCAAGAATTAATTGATGCTTATCCTGAAATTTTACATTGGGATCAACCCGGAGACTATCGCGGTACCTGGTTGAGACAACAGGCACTTAAAATTGCTTGTCTAGATTATTTTAACGAAGAATCATTTTTAATTCAAGACCCAGATACGTTTGCAATACGGCCATACAAATGTTTTGATGGTAAAACACCTAATTTCTTTGTTTTACCCAACACTACACACAGTCCTGGTTATTATTCAGTAATTGAGGACAGTTTAGGCATAAAAAGACAGACAACAGACTGTTTTATTACAGAATTTTTACCTTTTCTTAAAGAAGATTGGGTAGCTATGCGCCAGCAGATAGAACAAAAACACAACAAACATTTCCTTGATGCCATAATTGACAGTTGTCAGAGAGAAGCCGAAACTAACCTAATATGGTTTAGTGAATACGAATTGCTCGGCAATTATGCATTGACCAGAAGAAACATAGATACGACTGTACAACATAGATGTGAAATAAGAAACATCGGAGATTTGTCGAAACTTAACAGTGTTGATTATAACTGTTATGTGGATGCCTGTCCTAACTTAGATGACAGTATATTATTTGAATTTGTTTCTAACACTGTTATCAATTTTGATAAAATTTACAACGACATAGCCAGTCGTATATGAATCAATTCAAGTATAAAATTTTTACGCTGCTACCTCCGCATGCAGCAATTGATTCTATGCCAGACTGGCAAGGAGAAGACTATCCTGCATTTGAGACCACAGACGATTTACAAGAATGTCTAGCCCAACCTTACAAAGTGGCTGCTGTTCCAACACTGTTCAATCAACAAGGTGGGTATGCATATAACAGTGAACTTTGTTCAATTGATTGGAGCAAATTTGATCTTGTTATCCTGTCGGACATTGAAAACTCAACAACAGATGTTATTTTAGAACATGTACACAAAGCAAATATTCAAAATTATCTTGTTGCATTAGGAGGACTTACTGATCCTATTAGCGATGCAAACTTTGTTTATAGGCCGTGGTGGATATTTCAGCACATGCGATTGAATTCATTTCGTCCTGGCACTACAAAAAAATCATTTTTATTTGAAGCACTGCTAGGAGCGCAAAAGATTCATAGATCTTATGTTATGTCTAGATTTAATCTTAAACAAGATATATTGCAGAAATCCGTAATCACTTATAGAAAAGAGTTTGGGTCCGATCAGCACGATCCCAAAATCTTTCTAGACAAGGAAGCAGCCGATGTTGTTAATAGCAATTTAATTTGGCCCTATATATCTCCCAATCTAGATCCTGCGTGGGAAGTGGCAAACGAAATTCGTCGAGACATCAGTGAAATCACACCTTGGGCTATTTACGATAGAACTTACTACAGTATTTGCTGCGAAACAATATTCCAACATCCTTCTCCTGACAGATACCAAGATCCAGGACCTTTTTTTATAACTGAAAAGACAGCCAAAGTATTGTTAGGGCAAAGATTGTTTATAATGTTTGGGCCACAGCATACTCTCAAATTTCTTAAAGAACTAGGATTTCAAACTTTTGATAATGTGATTGACGAATCGTATGACAACTGCACAGATGCCAGTTCAAGATTTAAAATGGCATTTGATCAGGTGGAATATTTAAGCACACTAGATCCAGAAACAGTAATGCAACAAACAGAACAAATTCGTTTGCACAATTACAATCATCTTTATCAATATCAAAAACAAACAAAAAATAAAATGCATCAGATGATCCTGGACAAAATACCCGAGCAATTTAAATTTGCGTAAATACAAAACATTAACTATAATATAAAACTATGCTTACAATATATTCTAAAAACAATTGTCCGTTTTGCGATCGAGCAAAACAATTACTTGAAAGTAAAAACGTGCCTTTTAACGAAATTAACATCGAGAACGATTCAGAATCGAGGCAGATGTTGTTAGATAAAGGCTTAAGGAGCGTGCCGCAGATCTTCCACGGGTATGAATTAGTTCCAGGAGGATTCGACGGTCTAAACAAACAACCAGCAGATTTTTTTGAAAAGGTAAAAAACTAATGTTAGTATCACGAGGTTATCAACAAGGCGATATTGTCAGTTTCAAATTGATTACCGGCGACGAAGTGGTAGCAAGAATTGTCGATGCCGGGCCCAACGGATTTGAAATTTCTAAACCATGCACAGTAATGCCCAGTCCACAAGGTATGGGACTTATTCAAAGTTTATTCACTGCCGACGCCGATGCTGGTGTTGTGCTACAAAAAGAACATGTCATTATGCATGCTCCTAGCATTGACGCTATGCAGAAACACTATATTAAAACTACCACTGGCATAGAACCTGTGACCAGGGGAAGTATCATAACCTAACATGTTTGTAACGCCTAGTACACTACCGGCTGTTGGAGAAGATGTTGATCTTAATTTAACATTTAATGTAAACACCAACATCGGCGATCCTGCAATTACATCTGTAAGCGCAACGTGTTCGGCATTGGGAAATGTGGCAATTGTGGTAGGTGCACCAGTTGGGATTGATGGCAATACAACAATTACCGTCAGCGGTAGGTATAATGATAATTTTGATAAATCAATTACTTACGAGGACAGTGATAAGGCGGTGCAAAGTGCATCAAGATTTAAAGACATTGCGCCAGGGTACAATTTTGTGTCTGAGTATGTGGCAGCAAGTGGTGGTACTGCTACAGCTACATACACTGTGATTGTAAATGGTACTCCGTTTACTATAACTCAGACTATAAATAATACTAGTTTCACACCAGGACAAAAATATCTTGTCCAATATGTAGCTCAAGGAAAATACTAATGCCACCAGTCACAAGAACCAATGTTGATCCAAGTACCGGGCATGGCGGGTACGTTCCGCGTCCAAGCACACCCAACGGAAGCCCGGACGTTTTTATCAATGGCCAGGGTGTTGTTCGAGTGTCTGATGCCTGGCCCGATCATACCGATCCAGGACCGCCTGACACTCACGGCAGTTCTCAGTCTGGTGGTAGTTTGACCTTTTTTGTCAACGGTTTGGCCGTGGCAAGAATTGGTGATGCCATTGGTTGTGGTGATGCCGCAGCCGCCGGTAGTCCGGATGTGATTGCCGGATGATACAACCGTAATGTACTCATATTACTTGTAAAAAACCAGAAAAAATGCTATAATGTACTCATATTACGGGGTTATAGCAGTTGTTTTCTCAAAAATATCATTGTTATATAAAACTACAACCTTAAAGAAGGAGGAAAAAAGATGAGACAACATTTGCCAAACATTGCAAAATTTGTATCAATCGTTTTTGGTATGTGGCTTGCCACATACGCCCTGGTAGAGGTCACCAAAAACAAATTTGAATCACTCAAGGCCGAAAAGGCTGAGATGGCTGCTGTGCATCCGGTAACTGGAGAAGAAAGATCTCGCCAGCTACGATGCCTCACGCAGAACATTTATTGGGAAGCCGCCAGCGAACCGTTTGAAGGAAAAGTAGCTGTGGCTCAAGTAACACTCAATCGCGCTAATAGTAGCCAGTTTCCCAATGACATCTGTGCAGTTGTATATCAGAAAAATGTCATCTACTCAAAAGTAGTTTGTCAGTTTTCATGGTACTGTGAAGGCACTCATAGAGTAAAACCAGTGCATCAACCTCTGTACAATGAAAGTGCAGAAGTTGCTAAAAAAGTTCTACTGGAAGGATTCCGTTTACCTAGTATCAAGAATGCAATGTATTATCATGCTGACTATGTTCAACCAGGGTGGGGCAAAAAACCCATTGCCAAAATTGGGCGCCATATTTTTTATGGTAGTTAAGCAGGACAATACGAATGCCAATTTTAACTTCAACTTCAAAATCTAAGATTATGGAAAATTCAAACAAAATTGATTTCGATCGCGTTAAACAAAGTGTGGTAGAGTTTTTCTCTACCCACTTTAGTAAAATCTCAGCTGAGACAATGGGTTGGTTAGCAGCTATTGCTTTACATGCTGCTACCATTCCTACACTACTGGCCTTGCTTACTGGATTAACAGATAGCACCCCTAGTGTAGATGTTGTTCTTTTTATGTGGCTGGGTCTCGTATTGTTGTTTGGTCGAGCAGTAATTCTTCGAGACCTACTGAATATTGTAACCATTGGATTAGGTTTTGTTATCCAAGCAACATTGATGGCACTTATCCTGTTCAAGTAATCCATAAATACTCATAGAACAGGAGGCTACGATGACCAAACGAGCCGAAATCGAAATAGAAGAACTAGCATACAGTATTGAAGACGAAATTGGGGAAGAAGATTATGGATTTGTCTTTGACGCAGATGGGAATTTAAAGTTTGCGTTCATCCCCGAAGTCGTTCCTAACAAACCACCCAAGAATATTGCCAAGATAATGAAGATCTTGGGTGTCATTGATCTAGCACAATTTAACGAAGACTTAACAATTCATTAACACTTGACCATAAAGGTCCTTTTTGCTATACTTAGAGCATGAAAAAGGACACCGTATTTTATCTTAAGTGGCTTGCAACTTTTATAACAATTGTTGGAGCCATTTGCACTTCCATTAATCTTTATCCGCTAGGCCCTGCTTTGCTTAACTTTGGTGCCCTACTGTGGCTCATTGTTGCAATAAAATGGCGAGAGTGGAGTCTTATTGTTATAAATGCAACACTTCTTGCAATTTATACAACAGGATTACTTGTTAAATTAGCAACATAAAAACGGTAGACCAAAAATACCCATTTTTGCTATAATCAATGTATAGTAATTAACAAGGAGTTAACCATGCCAACATATATTGCTTCAAATTTGCCCATGGATCAGTTGGAAGTATTACGTCCAAAATACACAACATTAGCAAAATTACAAGGCAAGCGATGTGTAGTTCGTTATCGTGGCCCTCGTTATGATTTAACTAAGGCCACATGTCTTAAGAAAAATGCAAGATATTGGGCTGTGTACTTTTATTAAAAAACGGTTGTCCATAATTACCCATTTTGCTATACTATAGGCTAAGTTAAACAAAAGGAGCCAAAAATGACAGAATTTGAAAAGAACTGCTACGGTATGTCCCAAGAAGATATCCGTGAACAGTACATGCAATCAATTACTGCTCGCCTGAGTGGTCTGGAAATGGTAGTAATGGGCATACTGTCGGATGCACAGGAATTGGCAGCTATGGGTCAATCAGCTGCTACTCGCAAGCAACTGAATATCGCCAAGTTCATTCTTTCCGAAATGATGGACGCTAAGGAGGCAGCGTAATGAGCATTCAATTTATTACAGATGGCTACAACGGTCGTGACGAGCGTGTTGTTTTGTGGCGCACCGGCGAATACACTTACGAACTTGAAATTGGTTCAGGTATTCGTAAAAGATCTGTCAAGTTGTTGAATACAGAATACTACAATGCCCTGGAGCAGTTTGGTGTCATGGTAGAAAATTATCACGAATTGGGGGAAGCGTAATGGCTGATCAAACTTTGATTGATTGCCTGTACAACGAGCTGATCAATCTTGACGAACAGGCTGGTTGCTTTGACGAAGAAACCAACCGTTTTATTGACGTTCAGCGCGAGAAACTTTTTAAACAGATTTTAGAGTTGGAGGCAGCATGAGAACGGCAATGACTAAAGAAGAAAAAGAGATATTCGAAAAGCGATTTTTAGAAGCGATGCGAAAGCGTGAAAAGTTGGTCAAGGCAGGTCGTAAACTACGTGCCGAGGCTCGTCAAGCAGCAATCCAAAAATACATGGGTCAAGTATGAACTTTGATCGGCAAGTAAATTTTATTACCAAAACCGACGGTCGGGGTTTTTGGTCCGGCAAGGTCAAAGCCGTAAAGATCAATCGTGTGCGTCTAGCCTATATAGATGAAGACACCGGTGATTTTGGAGAGCTTAGAGCCTACTTTGATCCCAAAGAGTGGGATGTGGACAACGATGGCTTGATTTACACCGACATGATGTGGAAGCATTCTTTTCTGACTTGCATGGAAAACAGTTTGGGCTTTAGTCCTGAAGCTATACTTGATGTATCTTACAGCGAACAGGGCATGCAAGGCCACAATTATGTGAGCATGGATGTTGGTCTGCAGTTTATTACTGAATGCAATGCACTTTATCAATTTGTTGTACATAAACAAGCAGTAAATAGTTAATCATGAAAAAGATTGTAAAAATACCGTACCAAAAGACTCGAGCACACCGTGTGCTATTCGAAGCTGGCTCACCATTCAAGAGCCGTACGGTAGAAAATAAACGGCAGTTCAAGCGACAACCCAAGCATCGCAAGCAGGAGGCTGTATGACCGCAGGCTGGATCTTGATTGTTGCATTACATACTACCAGCGGTAAGTTTGTTGACAAGTTTGAACTTGGTCCTTTTCCTACCAAGCAGGCTTGTATGGCCACAAAAATTTCTGGACTTAATCAGTTCAAGAAAAACAAGGTTTGCGTTAGCCAAGCGCATTGGGAAGGCCGCGATATTGATTCTGGTGTAGCACCCGACTAAGGAGACTCAGATGGAACCCAAAGACTTTAGTAATACTTTTAACCGAGCGCGACAAGAAATACGTTATGCTCAAGGGTTAGGACGCAAGCGTCAGATTATCAATCGACAACTTGAGGAACTGCATTCTATACACATGGAAATGATTGAAGGTGCAGTACAAGCAAAAGAATATGCGGGTTTTCCAGAAGCCAATGAAGTTATCAACCATGTGCGGAGCCTGTAATGGACGTTGAAGCTTTGGTAGAAAATATCCTGGAAGATCGTATTGCTATCGCCGATCTTGACATTCCGCAAATGGAGGCGGTAATTGATTTCATGCGCGAGCATGTGTCCAATATTGACAACGATGAGTACAGAGAAGCACTAATGGGACTAGTTGATGCTATAGAAATTTCTGCAGAAAATAGATTTGTAAATGAAGCAGCGGGCGATTGGGACGAAACGATTGAAGCAAGTGTTGCCCGTGGTAATAGCTATTTTGAACTAGAAAATTATGTAATGCAGTAGTCGTGTAGTGCTTCTTAAGCAGTATTTTAACCCGCTTCGGCGGGTTTCTTTTTGCTAAATACTCTTATGAAGATTACAGATATTATCCGCAGCGTATTAGATGTTATAGATAATGCAGAAGCTCCTGCAGAACCTGCTCTGGCCATTGCAGTACAAATTGATCCTGAGCAAGAAATGCAGGACATGCAGCGCCTGGCTGGAATTTTAGATCTTGAAGACGCAGAATTTGCCAACGAACCAAACACTATTGTAGCACCAATGGGTGCAGCATATCCAGCTGGGGACGATGTGCATTACAGTAAAAATCCCGCAGACATCAGAACCAATGCACCCAGTATGTTCCCGGATTGGCAAGCAAGGAGTTAATTATGTCAGCAAATGGAATCGCACAACTAGCATTAAAAAGAGCTCGTCAAGATGCCAAACTAGCTTTAGCAGGTACAGATCGAGCCAATCGTAATACAGTTCAACCAGGTAGATATGCAGATACCACTGCTGATGCTACACAGCTACCAACCAGATACAATGCTTCCAGCAATACTGGCGCACTAGTAGATAATCCCAACACTGGCGGATTACTGAAAAAAAGACCTTGGGCGTAATCAATGGCTGCTCGCGGTGACACAAGAATAAATTCAACCTCTTACGAGCACCCACAGGAACGTAATCTATTAGACCTGCATACTGCTTTACAATATCGTTATCTAACTGGCGAACCGGAACTGCGTGTCAATCTTGGACCAAATGCTTTTGTAATTTCGGGCAATGTTCTTATTCCCGGAATAGTGCAAGTTTATTCATCAATTGACAATCCCGTACACAATCATATAACTGAAGTTGGTACCGGCGGTAATCTGCAAGTGCCTTGGCTACCCGTTGCCGGTAATGTCACAGTGGATTCTGGAAATATCATGGTGACTCAAGGCACCATACCGTGGATAGTTAGTAATTCCAATGTGGCCGTAATTGGAAATATCACAGGCATAACCACACTACCAGCCATTACTGGCAATGTTGGTGTAAGTGGAAATGTATCAATAACCCAATTACCGGCCATTACAGGTAATGTCAATGTAGATAATTTTCCTTCAAATATTCGTATTACTGATATGCCTGGTATTACAGGTAATGTGCATGTGTATGGTGGTAATGTCAATGTCACTCAAGGTACAACTCCTTGGTCAGTGACTGGCAATGTTGGCTTGACTGCTAATACCAGCGTGACCATATCAGGATTTGGACAATCGGCAGATGCGTTTGGTCGTTTGCGTGTAAGCAACCCTTTTACCCTGTTCGACACTCAGGCAAGATACTATGATCACGGTCAATTCAGTAATGTAAATGTGGGCACAGCCAATGTGGTTTATGTGGCCAGTCAAAGCAGTTATCAATTGAATGTTGGCTCTGCCAATGGAGATTCTGTCATAAGAGAAAGCAAACGAGTGTTTGCCTATCAGCCCGGCAAGAGTCAATTGACCATGAACACATTTTGTTTTGCTACCCCAAAAACCAATTTAAGACAACGAGTTGGTTTGTTTGGGGCCAATAACGGTGTGTTTTTTGAAAACGACGGCACCTATAATTACATGGTCATTAGATCCCAATCGTTTGGCAACGAAGAACGAGTGCGCCAGGATGCCTGGAACGGCGACAGACTGAATGGATCAGGTGGTATCACGAATCCGTCCAATATTACACTATATCCCGATAGAACACAAATTTTCTATGCTGATGTAGAGTGGTTGGGTGTAGGGTCTGTTCGTTGCGGATTTGTCGTCAACGGTGCTTATGTGTTGTGCCACACATTTCATCACGCCAATCAATTGGGTTTTGATCGAGTGTATATGACCACAGCTACATTACCTATACGATATGAAATAACTAACACCGGCGCTACTAGTGGTGCTAGTATGATGACACAGATTTGTAGCACTGTAATTTCAGAGGGCGGCTACAATTCATTTGGTACTACAGAAAGTTATGGCACAGGCACAACACAAAAGCGATTGTCCAACAGCGGCACCTATTACCCTGTGGTCAGCATTAGACTGAACGCAGCCAGACTGGATGCCATTGTGGTACCAAGGCAAATTGATGTTCTCAGCCCCAGTGTCAACTACTATCGTTGGGCACTATTGAACAATGCAACTTTGACTGGAGCCACTTTTGCTCAAACCAGTCAAAGTGGCACAGTGGACATAGACACCGCAGCCACCGCAGTGGCTGGTGGCTTTGAAATTCAATCTGGTTATGCCAGCAGCAGAGAACTTACTCAACTAAGTTCAGTTGATTTTTTTCAATTTCAATTGGGCCGTACTATGCAAGGTGTCAGCGATGTGGTCACTTTGGCCATTGCCGCCACTGCCAACAATGCAGATGTATTGGCCGAACTTGGATGGCAAGAATTGAATTAAACCAAAACTGTTGACTTCCAACAAACAATCTGCTATATTAGCAAGACTATTCTAAATAAATACTGACTATGATATTCGGATACCTAATGTTGGTGATAGCGATCACCATTTCCGCAATCGCTGCCTGGTACTCAGTGGCTGGACTTGCTGCCATCTTTGCAGCAGCAGTTGTACCAGTTATAATTATGGGCGGTGCCCTGGAAGCTGGCAAGATTGTGGCCACCGTTTGGTTGCACAACAATTGGCAACGAGTGAGTTGGGCATACAAAACTTACCTGGTTCCTGCCATTGTGTTTCTCATGCTGCTGACCAGTATGGGCATCTTTGGTTTCCTATCAAAAGGACACGCTGACCAAAGCATTGTAAGCGGCGATTCAATGAGCAAGGTTGCCATCTACGATGAGAAAATCAAGACCGAGCGAGACAATATAGATCAAGCCAAACGGGCACTTGAGCAAATGAATGCACAAGTAGATCAAATGATGAGTCGTACTGACACTGATCGTGGTGCCGAACGTGCTGTGGCCATTCGCAAACAGCAGGCTCGAGAACGTGCAAACCTACAAGCAGAAATTACTAAGTCGCAAAAAGCAATACAAAAATTACAAGAAGAACGTGCGCCCTTGGCAGCAGAGTTTAGAAAAGTTGAAGCCGAAGTTGGTCCTATCAAGTATATTGCCGCCTTGATATATGGTGACAATCCTGATCAAAATTTACTTGAAGCAGCAGTACGTTGGGTTATTATTCTAATTGTGATTGTGTTTGATCCACTAGCATTATGTTTGATCTTGGCCGCTAACAAACAGTTAGAATGGGCACGAGCAGGTGTAGGTGGTTGGGTGCATGATGAGGAAGCTGCTCAAAATATAAATCCCAATCCGCCTGGAGTAGTACAACGACCATGGACTGAAGAAGAGATGGCAGCACTTAATAGAGTCGATGAAAAAATAAATCCTGACCGCGAAGAAGATGAGTTTTTTGATCGTGCTCGGTATGCTGCACTAACTGCGGATATAATGGAAGAGCAACGCAGAGCTGAAGAAGCCAATACTGTGATAGCTGAGATAGAACAGCCAGAACCGGACCTTGATATACCAGTTTTAGAAAATGAAGAAATGTGGGCACAACGTGTTATTGATGAGCAACCCAAATACGAACAGGATGATGGCCCATTAACACAAGCACAAATTGAACAAATTAAATCATCTGTGGAGGAAGAACAAACAGGTTCCACAACCACTGCGACAGCGGAACCGCCAGCAGAGTCGCCACCCGAGGCGGATGAATTTAGTACCCCTGTGCGTCGCGGTGCAGACTACGCTGTTAGATATAAAGGTAAAGTTTACAACCTAGATGCGTTTAATAAACTGTATCCTGGAATGGCCATACAGGCTGACAATGATAAACTTGAAGCTGCTAGTCAATGCGGATTTGGCGAAAGATTCCCAGATGATCCACTGAAAGGCGATATGTTTATTAGAACAGATTATCTGCCAGACCGTTTGTTTAAATGGAATGGAACCAAATGGATTGAAGTAGACAAAAATTCCACAGACAGCTACACTTACAATCAAGCTTATATACAATACCTAATTCAAAAACTTGAGGCCGGTGAGTACGAAATTGAGGATTTAAGTGATGCAGAGCAATCTCAAGTTGAACAACAAATTGAAGAAATATTAAAAGGCAAACGTGTATAGTAATTTTATAACTCCACCAGATTTTGTAGAAGATCAATTTCATACTGTAACAGTAGTTAATGCCTCCACTGAAGAAGTCGAATTGCTAGGACGCATGTGTAAAGGCAGCGATGATCAATTTAACTTGTACTTGTATCGCTCAGAAATGAATGATTATGTGTGGTTAAGAAAAGCAGTCGAAATAAGCGATGCAATTATTGTTAATACAAGCATAACTGATAATATCTTAGAAGAGTTGCTTTTACTAGATAAAACATACTACTATGGCGGAAAAAGTTTTTTAGTCAAAGCAAATAAAGTGGATAATGTTTTTCACTATTTTGCTATTAGATATCATCAACAAAATAAATAACTTATGTTTGATAAATCCAATAAAGTTAACGGTAATCGAGTACTAGTTGTCAATGATAACGTAGAAAAAGCTCTACGCAAATTCAAAAAGAAAGTAAACGATAGTGGACTTTTGCAGGAATTACGCGAGCGCGAATTCTACGAAAAGCCTACTACAGCACGTAAAAAAGCCAAAAGCTCTGCTCGTCGTCGCTGGTTAAAAAAACTTTCTAGTGAACAGCTACCTAAAAAGTTATTCTAATGTATATTGAATTCCGTTTGCCCTCAGGTGCAGGCGGAGTAGCAGCCGGCACAGCTCTGACCCATATCAATATTGATATTGATACCTGGGTTAGGACGCATGAAATTGCTTGGCATAAAACCAAGTTAAACAAATACAAATACAGATTGTGTCTGTCCGGGGATAAGGAATACACATTATTTGCACTCACTTGGGATCCAAAATATTCTGCATCAAAATATTTTGATTTTGTTAATCCAAAATAATTGCAAAAAAACACTAAATCGTGTATAAATATACATGTAGCGCCGATAGGGCTACACAGTCATACTTGCTTATTTGAAAGGAGAAAATTATGACACAATTCAGTATCAACACTCTTGACCTTCCACAACTATCTGCACAAATCCATCGCCATGCTATTGGCTTTGATCGTTTGTTTGATGAGCTAGGCCGCACTTGGGCCAACAGCGCAAAAGCAGAAAACTATCCCCCATACAATATCATCAAAGTTGATGAAAACAATTGGGCTATTCAAGTTGCCGTTGCCGGCTTTGGGGAAGATGAACTAGACATTGAACGCAAAGACAATGTACTACACATCAAAGGTGAGCGCAAGGTAAAAGACGAGCAAGAATACGTACATCGTGGTATTAGTGCTCGTGCGTTTAATCGTTCATTCACACTTAACGAAAACGTCGAAGTAAAAGGTGCCACTGTAATCAACGGCATTCTTGCAATCAGTCTTGAGCATATTGTTCCTGAAGAACAAAAACCCAAGAAGATTGCTATTACTTTCACTAAGTAATATAGTGTAATAACAGTAGGAGCATCTTGCTCCTACTGAAACTTAAATGAGATTATGAGTAAAACTGATACCATCAATAAACCCAAGATAGCAACAAAGCAATCAGTTCAACCTCCGAGTCTGTTCAATGTTATCTACATGAATGATAATGTTACAACTATGGAATTTGTTATTGAAAGTTTGAAAGCAATTTTCCATCATGATGAAAACACTGCCTATGAATTAACTAAAAAAATTCATGAAGATGGTAGTAGTGTAGTTAAAACTTTGCCGTACGAAATTGCCGAACAAAAAGGTGTAGAAGCTACACTGTTGGCAAGAACAAACGGGTTCCCACTCAACGTAAAACTAGAACCAGCTAACTAATGATATTCAATAAAATTAGAGACCTTAAGGACAAAGGACTTAAGATTGGAATCACCTTCTCCACTTTTGATTTATTTCACGCCGGACATGTGGCAATGCTGGCAGAGGCTAAGAATCACTGCGACTATCTTATTGCCGGACTTCAAACAGACCCCACAATTGATCGTCCAGATACAAAAAACAAACCGGTCCAATCAATTGTGGAAAGACAGATTCAATTGGCAGCGTGTCGCTATGTGGATGAAGTGGTTGTGTATCAGACCGAACAAGATCTGATTGACATTATCTTGACATTGCCCATTGATGTGCGTATACTAGGAGAAGAATACGCCGACAAAGACTTTACTGGTATGGAAGAAGGTTATAATAGAAAAATTGAATTGGTGTTTAACCGAAGAGATCATTCGTTTAGTTCAAGCAGTCTGCGTCGTCGGGTGGCAGCATCCGAGGCAGACAAAGCACTTAGGAGTCAATGATGGATGTAATGTTAGATATAGAAACACTAAGTACCAGACCTTGGTCAGTAATTCTTACCTTAGGCGCAGTTAAATTCAGTCCATGGGATGAGGATGTTGATACAGAATCTGGATTATATATTCGTCCCGATGTTGATGAACAACTAGCCTTAGATAGACATGTGCAGGACGAAACTGTTGCTTGGTGGGGAACTCAACCTGAAGATGTTAGAGAAGAAGCACTAGGCACTAGTGGTCGTATTAGTGTTAACGAAATGTTAGATCAATTGAATAGATTTCTAGTTGGTGCAGATAATATTTGGTGTCAAGGTCCGGCATTTGATATTGTAATCTTAGAAGATTTATATAGACAAATGGGACGCCCAACTCCGTGGCAGTTCTGGCAAATTAGAGATAGCCGTACCCTGTTTAGTGTACACGGTGATCCAAGAGAAAAAGGTCGGCATGGTGCTCACAATGCATTGATTGATTGTTATTATCAAGCCAGGGCAGTGCAACAGATATACAAAAATGTTGGAATCAAAAAACGCACATACGAAAGCAAATAATGGATATAATTTTTTCAAGACAAACAGCCGAAGAACTGTCAGAAAGATATGTAGTTCTTGAATTAGAACCACATGTAGTACAAGATAATATATTAGAAACTTTTTGTGTAGTACCTACTGAAAAAATTCCTTTAACAGAAATAACAATGCTTGATCATTGGAAAAAACTACACAAAGAGTTTGTTCAAGCCAATAAGGATAAAAACGGAAAACTTTGTTGTGATTTAGCAGAATATTTAAAAGGCAAGTTTGGTGGTGATCTAGATGAATTTTATGATATAGTTTGTTCAAGATTTGATCTAGTACAAGAATAACTACACTTAATTTTTTTCAAAAGCTCCTTAAATAAAATAAAGGAGCTTTTTTCTTCTATACAAATTTTCAATCACAGCTCCTCAATAAAAAGAGGCTGAAAGCCCAGGAGCAAAAATGAAAAAAGTATTACTAGCAGTTGCGATGTTAACATCGACCGCTGCTTATGCAGTTGACCCTATTATCACAGATTCTACTTCACGAAGTGTTACAGAATCAACATCTACAACCACAGTTAAATCTCCACCACCTACAGCAGTAGCACCTGCTATTACCACACTCAACAATGATCTTTGTGCAGTTGCAGCCAGCGGTGCTGTACAAACACAAATTTTTGGTATCTCTGTTGGTAAAACATTTGTAGATAAAAACTGTGAACGTCTAAAATTATCCAAAACACTATTTGACATGGGCATGAAAGTAGCAGCCGTGGCAGTAATGTGTCAAGACGAACGTGTGTTTACTGCCATGATGAATGCCGGAACACCTTGTCCTGTAGATGGTAAAATTGGTGAAGCTGCTAGAGAAATATGGGATGCTGATCCAAAGCGTCAACCACAAAACGTTAAGAGCAAAGATTAATGAAACAATTCCTAGCAATTGTATTGTTAGGGTTATCTAGTTTTGTAAGTGCTCAAACCGTAGAAACAACACCTAACCAAATTACTTCAGGTAGTTCTCATACCTGGACAGGTGTAACCACGGGCCCACTACCGCCCGGTTATATGCCAGGCGGTCCGCAACCATTATACGATCCAGCCTCTAATACTATCAGTTTCAGCTACGGTCAAGGAACAGTAGCGCAAACTTTTGCTATTAACCAGGCATTACAAAATGCCGGCGCAGGTATCACTGTACAAGGATACAGTTATTCCTGGGACATTCGCAACATGAACGGCGATAACAGACAACCAGCAACTGATACATTAACTGCCACTGTCAGTACCTTTGCTGCAAATAACACTACCATTCGAAGAACTGATACATGGACTTACGGCACTAAAATTGACTGGACTACATTTAGTGGTATTATAAATTACAACAATCCTGGGTCAGTAAGCAATTTTGGTAATATTAGAGTACAGTTCAGCGGTAATGACGTAGGATTCTGGGCCGGATACTTTGGACCAGAAGTTCGTAATGTCAGCATAGGATTAAGATATACAGTAGATCCTTGCTTTAGTAATCCGGCATATTCGCCAACATGTGCAAATTACAATACTGTATCAATCAGTGAAAATTTATTATCCGGTATTACTGGTACTCAAGCTTACGCCATTAATCAAGCATTATCGAATGCTGGTGCTGGTGCAATGATACATGGATTTAATTATGGATATGACTATAGTGTAGCTGGAAGACAATGTTCATTCCTTGTGTTTGATTTGTGTTTAGGTGGTTATAATTATTCTGACGCTGGAGTTGCAACTGTTATAACAGATAGTAATAGTGCTACCATCTATAGTGAGTCTAATACTCACAATGGTGGGGACCACGGAACGTCTGGTACCTATTCAAAACAGTTCAGACTTGGTTCCTCTCTGCCAATAACAACTTTGGGAGGATTTGCCATGTCCCCGTGGACTAGCGGAAATGCCACTATAACAAATATGTATAGTCAGGCAGTGTATACTGCCGATCCTTGTGTTGCTAATCCTTTGTCTAGCAATACTTGTACAGGTTATGCCGCAGCGTATTATACTCAACAATGTAGTATAAGTGCATTATATGATTCTGGTTGCCCAGGGTACGCACAGGCAATGTTCGCACAACAATGTAATATTAATCAACTGTCAGATCCTGCCTGTCCTGGATATGCAGTTGCATATTTAAATTATCAATGCTCTTTGAATCCTTTATACAGTACTACATGTACCGGATACTCTGCTGCGTTAACTCAATGTAATATAAATCCATTAGACAACTCAATGTGCCCAACGTATCAAACTGCAACCACACAATGTAGTGTAAATCCTTTATATGCAGCCTATTGTCCAGGATATGCTTTTGCTTATTCTTGTAGCCAAGACGGACTGTATAGCAATCAATGTCCTAACTATTCAGAAGCTTACGCTAAAAAGAATATTTTAAATATTGGATCAACAACCACAACAACGACTAATACAACTTCGTCTACAATTGTATTGGCTCAGGCATCAGATCCTGTTGCACAAGCAGCACCTGTGGTTGCAGATCCGGTAGTTAATAGTGTTGTTACTACAAGAAGCACAGCCGCCACCGGTGAAACAAATCCTGCTGCGGCAGTTAAATTAACTGCACCATCAACTACAACAACTGCTACCGCTGTACAAGAAACCGCGGCTACTAAAGAAAATAAAAAAGCCGAAACTACTGCTGCTGCGCCTGCTCCCAAGGATGGAGTTAGACCTGACAGGCCTACCACCGCTAGAGAAGCTGTTGCAGAACAAAGACGTGAAGCAGCAAAGAAAGAAGCAGTTCAGAAAGGTAAAGATTTAGCTAACGAAATGGGCAAGGCAGCAGATATGCAGGCACAAATGGAAGTGCAAAATGTGGTAATCCAGGCAATGGGATATACCCCGGGGTTTGATAATTACGGAAGATTTATACTACCAGACGGGCAAGCATATCGACCATATACCATTTACAACAATCAGCGTACTGTGGATACACCAGCCGGTAGAGGACTGTTTGGTGGTAGCGACAGTGTTCATCAACAAATGATTGATTCACAATATAACTTAGGAAAATAAAATGTCAGACAAAAATAACAACATCGACGAAAAAGTCGAAGAACTAGAAGCTGCTAAGGAAAAATACCTTAGCGAAAACACTGTTATCAGCATTGGTGGGTATGCATTTACTCCAGCCAAGTTAATGATAGCAGCCACTATTGTCAGTACTGTGCTAGGCGGACTGTACGGAGCATTTGAAGTGTACAAAGACTACATGGATATGAAGACAAAGATCGCAGAATATGTTACTCCTGACTTGGGAGAAATATACAAAAAGCTAGAGGTGCTTGAAGCCAGTACCAACAAAACTGTTGAGTACAGTCAAGATATCAAAAACGATCTCAAAAGCGATATCCGCAGATTAGAAAATGTAGTCGAAAGTGTAGAGCGCGATAGCAAAGTAGCACAACGTGATACTGATAAAAGCGTACAGGATGCCCGTAAAGATGTTCGTGATACCAAAGCAGAAGTAGACAAAATTACTCGTCAACTTGAAAAAGATACTGCTACACAAAACAAAGAGCTACAGCGTCAAGTTGATAGTGCAGTACGCCAACTACAAAAAGAAAACGAGCAGGAAATTAAACAACTGCGTCGTGAGCTAGACGATAAAATTAAAAAAGCATTAGATAATCCACTAGCAAACAAATGATATATACTGTATGAAGACGATATTAGCTGCCATCTTACTGGCCACAATAGCCTCGGCAGCTAACGCCGAACCTAGATCCAGAAAACTGCAGAGTATGTGCGGTAGTTTTGAGGACGTAGAAGCAACCATGGAAAAATACGGCGAAAAGTTAATCATGGCTACTCAATCACCAAATGAGCAGACTGTGAACTTGGTTTATGTTAATTTTGAAACAGAAACCACAAGTTGGTTTATACATGATTTGCAAACCAACGAATATTGTATGGTAGGAGTAGGCAAAAAGATCTATATACCAGATGAAAGTCCATTGAAACAAGGTACAGCATTTGGAATTAAAACAATTTTTAAGTAATGTGGCTTAACTTAACTGTTTTTCTAATATTGCTAACAATAAGTAATCTGGCAGTAACAGTTTACTTGCACAGAGTTCTGACACATAGAAGTATTAGATTACATCGATCATTAGAACATTTTTTTAGATTAGCACTCTGGATGCTTACCCCATTTCCTCCCAAGATTTGGGTAGCAGTCCATAGATATCATCATAAAACAGCAGATAGCAAACGAGATCCTCATAGCCCTATACATACAGGGTTCTGGCCAATTATGATCAAAAGTGCGATCTTTAATATAAAACAAAATTTAGGTACAGCACTGCCTCAGATTGTCCAACTTTATTCTAAAGATCTCAAAGATTCTAAATTAGAAACTTTCTATTTAAATCATCCATACTTAGGAAAATTTATTTTGTTAGTTCCTGTTGTATCATTGTGTGGCGTTGGTTGGGGGATTGTTATTTGGTTAGGTGCAATATCATGGATGCATTTAATGGAAGAGAGAATTCATGTTGTGTTAGGTCATTATTTTGGATATAGAAATTTTAATACAAACGACAATTCTAAAAATATTATACCATGGGCGTTTTTTTTATTTGGTGAGGAATTGCATAATAATCATCATGCCAAACAAAACGATTGGTCTTTTAGATCAAAATGGTATGAAATTGATCCAGCAGCAATTTTTATACAACTTTGTATATGGTTAAAATTAGCGTATCCACTGAATAAAAACAAAACTAGTGAACCTCTTTAAAAGAGGTTTTTTTATGAAGGGAAATATATTATGTTATATTGGTACGCACATCGACCTCCTAAAAATCCGCCTCAACCTATACCAGTAACACCGCCGCATAGAATGTGATATTCTGCCCTATAGAACTTTTTTACTTTAATTAAAATAAGTAATAATAAGTTCAATTATTATTGGTCCATCAAAAAACAACTACAAAGGATCAACAATGTTTAGCCCGATATATAGGGTTATAATACTATCACGTAAGGAGCGGGGGATATGGATCCGTTAACCCTCTTTGCCCTTGCCAATGGTGCTGTACAGGCCGTTAAAAAAGGTTGTGAACTATACAAAGAAATCAAAGGTGCAGCCGGAGATGTCAAAGAGGTTCTCAAAGACCTCGACGACCAATTTGCCAATAAATTCCGAGATCGTGCTCCTACTGTAGCTGAACGCAATCAGTTCGTTACAGAAAAAAATCGTATAATAGAGCTCAATAAGAAGGGCGGCGAAACAACTAATATCTATACAGAAATTGGCCAACAGCTAGGTGCCTACTTTGACAACTATTACAAATGTATAGCTGTGTTTGAGGAAGAAGAACGCCGTAGTCGAACGGAAGTATATCACGGTGAAGATAGTCTAGGTAAACGAGCACTACAGCGTGTATTACTCAAGAAACAACTGGAACACATGAGCGCAGAATTGCGTGAAATCATGGTCTATCAAAGTCCACCAGAGTTAGGTCCGTTGTATCTCGATGTCGAAGCAATGATGGCGAAAGTGGGTAAAGAACAAAGCATTGTTATTGCTGCAGAAATGCGACGAAATGCAGAACGTAGAAAAATACAAGCACGTCGCAGAAAACGCATTCGATATAAAATAATGTGCTGGAGCATGAGCAGTCTTGCTGTATTATATCTATTTTGGATGTGTTGGGCTATAGTGCAAATACGCATAGAACAGCAACCTGATTTGGGTGTTTGTTTTATACCCAAAGGGCAATGGCCTTACGAGCATTACAATAACTTAAAATGGATAGATTGTGAACCAAGGCGATGATCGAATACACATTCAAAGTAAATGTCAATTTGGTTTTACGCATGTTCAGAGATCACAATTACAGTATAGATGATATCTGTTTGCGATTGAGATATACTACAGAGGCAGTTGAGTACGTGCTAAAAAAACATGGATTAATTCTTAATTAATATTACAACTAGACAAGTTCAAAGTTTTGTAATATAATAAAAAATTATCAATTACAAATGATTTTATCAAAAAAGATTATAGCCAATTATCAACCAATGCTGAATGATCATGCTAGAAACGCATGGTTCAAAAAACATATTCAAAATTTGGCGTTAAATAAAACCTTTGTTGATGTTGGTGCCGGCACTGGAATTTTATCTGCTTATGCATTGGAAGCTGGGGCAAAGCATGTGCATGCCATTGAAATAAACAAAGAAGCTTCAACGGTGGGCAAACACATATTGTCCAATATAGGTTATAGCGATAGATTGACTTGGACAAACAATGATTTTAAACAGGTTGATATAAAAACAGCTGATATAGTTATTGCAGAACAAGTAGGTCCTGCATTGTTTGACGAACTGCAATTAGATATTTGGAAACATTACAATAAAGTTTTGAGTCAAGATTATATTTCTATTCCCGATGAACTGTGTGTAGACCTGTATATATACGCAGGAGACCGAACAATGTTTGTTGATCAATGTATACAAGACGACGAGACTTTACCACACGGATTTTATGCAATGTTAGAAAAACTAAGCATACGTCCAGATAAGATAATCAAGAATTTTATTTCTATAACAAACAAGTCGATGAATTTAGAAAAAATTGAACAAACGATCATGTTAGATTCTTTTGATCAAGCAACCTTAGTGTTTGTAAACAAAATAGGATACCAGAAAGATTATCTTTATTTAACTCGCTCGTCAACGCAACCCTGGAGATTTCCTCCTAGACTGTTGATAACAGATTGTTCTCAACCACTACGCATATATTGGAATCCTGCACTTTCCAATATAGAGAATCCCTGCGATACCTTGTATAAGGGATATTGGAATAGCGAGCCAGTTTAAACAATAATAAGTATACTACTATGAAATTTTTATTATTCTTATTATTATTTCCCACGTTAGTTCAGTCGGTTAATATTGATGCAAAAGCATGGGCCATTGCCGATGGTGCCGGAAATGTGATTGAAGAACTCAATATTGAAACTGTACAGCCAATTGCCAGCATCACCAAGTTAATGACTGTGATGGTAGTTCTTGACAGCAACGAAAGTTTAACTGAATTTACAAAACTAAACAAATTTCGCGGTATGAGTATTACCAGACAGCAATTGATTGATCTTGCAATGGTACGTAGCGACAACGATGCTGCCACTATGCTTTGTAAAATTTACAGACGTGGATACAACGGTTGCATTGAAGACATGAATCATAAAGCAAAGGTGCTTGGTATGAACAATACCGCATTTTATGACAGTACTGGTTTAGACAATCGTAATGTCAGTAATGCATCGGACTTATTAAGATTGCTGTTAGCGGCTGAAAAATACACAACTATAGTAAACGCAAGCAACCACAGCATCATCGAGTTGGTTAAGAAAAAAAGAAAACTAAGATTTGCAAATACAAATCCTCTAGTATCCAAGTATAACGTAATTGTCAGTAAAACAGGTTATGTGAGATTAAGCGGAGGTTGTTTAGTAATGAGCGCCTTTATTAAAGGACAAAAAAGATTGTTTGTTGTTTTAAACAGTAAGACAACACGAACAAGAATACATGATATGGAAACTCTTATTTTAGATACCATTACTAAAACTTAGTTATTCCAATAGAAGCTTTTTGACATTGTCAAAATTAACTTGGTGTGCCGGAACCTGTCTCCAGTCTGACAGATGCAAATTATATTTTTTTAGACAGCCTTCAAAATTATCAACTAATTCATTGACAATAATTTCTTTAAATTTACCATAAAAATGTTGATGATTAAATTCTAAGATATCTGTCATATCGTTGTACATACTAGATAATTCTTCCGATGACATTTTACAAAGATTTTGTAATTGTTCAACAATCAATGCAATTCTTCGATCATCGTCTTGTTCGTCATCATAACTCTCGTCAATGTATTTGTCAAAAGTTTTAAAACCGTATCTCTTAAGATAAGCAAGATTTCCTGGTGATGATACTAGTATAAACGGTCTACGAGTAGCAATAGGTTTAAATATTTTTTCTGTCAGGTGTAGTTTATCATCATAAAAATTTGTTTCTGTAACTACGTTCCAAAGAGCGTTATGATGAAAATCACTTATTTCGGCGCTGGCATTATTATAATTACTATTAGAATCTAAGATAACAGGTTGAGCCGTTGGCATCAAGTGATTTAAAATATGTTTTTTGGTTTTTACACTAAGTCTAGAATTTGGATCAGTAATTTCTTTTTTTATGACATCCTTAGTTAATAACGGAGCTGACACATATCCAAATTGTTCTAATTTTTTCTCTCGTAAATTAGAGAGCAAGTTTAATCTATAACTACGATTATTATTAATCAAATGATTTAAGCAAATAAATACTTTATTGATAGCGCAGTGTTTGAAAGTCAAATATTTATAATTTCGAAACCAGTCTAATGCAGCAAATCCATGAAAGAAAAAATACCAATCGTATAAAGGATATTCCTTTAAAAATTGTTTCTTCAACGGACTAATTTCAGAATTAGCAAAAATATGTATATTGCAATCATACATTCCACTTCTACATGATGGCATATAAGGTGTATCAGGCGAAGTGTGGTATTCTGCAGCAATGTATATTAGCAATTCTGGTATATAGATATTATAATATTGTAATTTGTGCAAATCTATGCTATTTAGGGGCTCTTCGTACCAAAGAATACATCTACCGGCTTGTCTTCCGGCTTCTCCGGTACAATAAGGGTGCCAAAAAAGATATCTAAAATCTTTTATATCAGTTGAATAACTAGGATCATATCCCCATGATTTTATTAATAACGGAGATAAAAGTTGTTCATGTATAATATTTTTAAATTTTTCAACGGAGAACATAAATGAATGTGGGTTTTATAGGTTTAGGTAAATTAGGACTGCCGTGTGCAGAAACTATAGCTGAAAAACATTCGGTTACTGGATATGATATTTACTCAAAGACAAGTGATAGAATTAAAATATCTGACAGCTTACGAGGAGCAGTAGCAGGCAAAGATATTATATTTGTTGCCGTGCAAACGCCACACGATCCTGATTATGATGGTTCAAAACCAATAACACATTTACCAAATAAAGATTTTGATTATACCACTGTAAAAGAAGTTTTAAAACAAATTGATGCATGGGCTGCACCTGAACAGTTGGTAGTTCTTATTAGTACAGTATTACCTGGTACTGTACGCAGAGAACTTAGAGATTGTATTACTGTACCTCGTTTTATCTACAATCCTTATCTTATTGCAATGGGTAGTGTAGAATGGGATATGGTCAATCCTGAAATGGTAATTATTGGTACAGAAGATGGTAGTGAAACTGGCGATGCGGATATCTTAATTAATTTTTATAAATCATTAATGAAAAACAATCCTAGATATGTTGTAGGAACATGGGATGAAGCAGAGTCGATTAAAATATTTTATAATACCTTTATTAGCACCAAAGTTGGTTTAGTAAACATGATTCAAGACGTAGCAATGAAAAATGGTAATATAAATGTTGATGTAGTAACCCAAGCACTTGCTAACAGTACTATTAGGATAATGAGTTCAAAATACATGACTGCTGGAATGGGTGATGCAGGTCCCTGCCATCCAAGAGATAACATTGCGCTACGTTGGCTAGCAGAAAATCTTCATCTAGGCTATGATATATTTGATACTGTGATGCATGCTAGAGAACAACAAGCAAAAAATCTAGCTAGATATCTAAAAAAAATACAGATACAAAAAAATCTTCCTATTTTTATTCTTGGCAAGGCATACAAACCAGATGTGGACTATTGTGATGGTAGTTATAGTTTATTGATAGGACACTATCTAGATGAAATACAAGCGAAGTATTTTTTCATTGATCCGTTAACTGGCGATAAACCGCCTTTTGAAGAAATTCCTGTTATAGCATTTTTAGCACACAATAGATTTATTACATATGGGTATACTGGAGATCAACCGCAGCAAGAATTATACATTAATCTAGAACCAGGCAGTGTCGTAGTAGACCCTTGGAGACAATATAGCACCAATCAAGATATAGAGGTAATACACTATGGCAACACACGAATCCTTTGAGTTAGCAAAATTTTGGGATGATGAATTTAAAAATTTAAATTACGTCAAAGAAAAATTTAACGATCCTGCAACTCAAATTGAATGGGAGGATGCAGGATTCAGAGGACCGTTTGGCGGATGTATGTGTGATATGCGTAATCCTCAACCAAGCTGGAACAAACAATTTGTTGATTTCTTTAAGCGTTATGAACACTGGAAGGATATTGGTACAAGTTATTATCGCATGGATCCTGGCAGCAGTTTACCTAATCATGTTGATACGTATAGAAAATATATAGATCTTTTTGAACTCAAAGGAAAAGAAAGTTCAATTAGACGTGCAGTAATATTTTTAGAAGATAGAAAACCTGGGCACTTTGCAGAATGTCAAGGAGTTGGGTATGCAGATTGGAAAGCAGGATTTACCTTGGTATGGCCGTGGGATGCTCCGCACAGCGCATTTAACATGGGTTTTGAACCACGATATACCCTTCAGATCACTGGGCATTTATGATATACAGTATCAATGAATGGGATCCACTTCATGAAGTAGTTGTTGGTACCGCTGACTTTGCCAATTGGCCAACTGCGGATCCTGTGTTTAGTTTAGAAAGCCAAAAAACTACTTGGACAGAAACCGCAGTTCCAAGTGGTCCAGTTCCTGATTGGATAATTGATGAAGCAAATGAAGACCTGGATATATTGGCCAATACATTAGATCAACTAGGCGTAGTGGTACATAGACCCAAAGTTAAAAACTATCAACAAATTGACGGTATGTACAACTATTGTCCACGGGATAGATTGTTAATACACGGTAGTACTGTGGTTGATCCAGCAATGATGTATCCCTGTAGAGATGTTGAAATTGAATCCTTGGATTTTGTAATTTATAGAGCAGATGATGTTTACAAGATGCCTAGAGATGCGGGCATGATTTTAGATGCCGCTAATGTTTTACGGCTCAATGATACTATGCTATACTTACAAAGTGCTAGCGGAAATCACAAAGCAGCTCAATGGTTGCAGTATAAATTTCCTGATGTTCGAGTTGAAGTTTGCGAATTTTATTCAGGAGTGCATATTGACAGCACTATAGTTCCGTTGAGAGAAGGCCTAGTGCTAGTTAACGCCAGTAGAGTTAATATGCACAATTTGCCCAGGGTATTCGATAATTGGGAAGTTGTTTGGATTGATGACGTAGTGGCACAAGATTTTTATCAATATCCTTATGCCAGCAAATGGATAGCACTGAACATGCTAGTAGTAGATCCGTATACTGTTATTGTTGACAAACAGCAAACAATGTTGATTGATATATTGGAAAATTATAATTTTACCGTAATACCCTTGGAATTGCGACATTCTAGAACACTGGGCGGTGGGTTCCATTGCGTTACGTTGGATTTATTACGTCAAACTCAATAAATAACTACACAACAAAAAATAAAGGTTATCATGAGCTTTGAGAGTTATACAGATTGTTTGTTTAGAGCATTTGAATCGCATACAAAACCAGCAGAAATAATTAAGCGTAAAAAAGAAATAATTGATGGTGTTGCAGGGTTCCACAATTATGTACCAGATTCGATATTGTTTGTTGGATTTAGTCCCGCAATCTTGGCAAGCAATTGCAAGAGCTTGTCAGTTACTGAAATAAGCAATGAAGCAAAAAATTTACTTGATTCTTACAATATAAAGTATAACTATATTGACAAGAAAGATTTAATAAATTATCAAAGATCTTTTGATGTGGTTGTTGCTCTAGATGAATACTTTACATTTGCTGAATCAGATTTGGCCCAAAAAAACAAAGTCATTGAGATTTGTAATCTAGCTAAAGAATATGTGATAACTACGTGTAAGGATTACAAAAATCAAGATTTCAAAGACAAAGAGTTTTCCATTCCTGCTCTAATTAGAGGATCAAAAGTTAATCATGTTTATTTAGAATTTCACGATTACGATCTTCAAGACAGAAATAAATGGATTACAAAAGTTCATGAAATAATCAATAATCAACTAGTTAATTCTGGACCATTTGATCGTAGATCGATGTTTTTTAAACAGCTTGCGAAATTTAGTGCAGATGCAGGAGCAGTTGGTTTTAGCGTACATAAAAATTTAATGTACAAGAGTTTAATCAAGAAAAATTACGAACATGTAATTAGTATTCAATTAGATAATAATGGACCTTAACGAAAATATAAGTCAAATTGTTGATCAAATAGTAGGAGAAATTACAACAAATGTTTCGACACGAGTTGACAAGTTAATTCTAGACGCCATCTCTTCTCGTCTAGACTCGTTTGATTACAATACACACGTACAGCAGGCCGCTAATGCTGCGCTTGATAAAAAAGCATCTCAATATACGATTGATAATAAAAAATTAGAAAAACGTATTACTGACCGAATTAATGAAACAATTGATGGCGCTCAATCATCTACCGCTGAGTTGGTGAACAAAATTGTTTCTGAGAAACTTGAAAAAATTAATGTTAATCAAGCTGTAACTGATGCAACTGCTGCTTTAATTATAGACAGATTACGTGATATAACTTTTCCGGAAGATAGTATCAATCCAACTGCTTTAAAATTAAATGAACTGATAATTACTGGAGATAACGTCAGAGGTGGTTTAATAGAAAATTTTAGTAGTACGGGTATTGACGATCGTGCTACAGGAGTTGCTCTAACTATATTAGATGATGCCACTGTAATTGAAAACAATTTATTAACTAAAGATTTAACAGTTGAAGGATTGGTTTCTATTAACGGTAATCTTTCAGTGAATGGCCAAGTGGATAAAGATTGTTTATTTTATACCGATTTGATTAAAGAAACTACCACTTCAGCTTTGTCAAATATGGATAGAGGATTGTTTGACAGTTTTAGTTCTTTGGTATTTGATAGAATTAAAACTGAAGGTTTAAATTTAACTAAAATAAAATTAAACGATAATGAAGTCATAAGTGATAATCGACTTGGTTCCACTATCATAAGCAGTAATCTACAACATCTTGGAATTCTTAAAGAATTACAAGTAAGTGGCGAATCTCTATTTGCCGAAACACTTTATATAACGCCAAAACGAGTAGGTATAAACACCATTGAACCAAGTGGCGCATTAGCTATTTGGGATCAAGAAGTTGAAATAGTGTTTAACAAAAAATCAGCGGACGTTGGTAGCATTGGTACTCCCCGAAAACAAAAACTAATACTGACTTCAAATGGTAAGGAAAACATTCTATTAGATGATGATGGTTCTGTAAATATAAACAATTTAAAAATTGGCGGAATGAGATTTACTGCTGCATCAGAGCCACCTAGTTATGTAAGTCAAAAAGGTCATGTGGTTTGGAATACCAATCCCAATCTTGGAGGTCCACTAGGGTGGGTGTGTCTTGGCGCATCCAACTGGGCCAACTTTGGAATAATAGACTAATGCCAAATAAAGATATTTTTTGTGCCATTCCGTGGCATACTTCTCACCTCTATTGGGACGGCTATTATGGTGCATGTTGTGAGGAACGATTTAAACCAAATGGAGAAGTAAAGAATATAAGCGAAGTAGGACTAGATGAGTGGTACAATAGTTCTGCTATGCGTAATTTTCGATTGCGTATACTTGGTGATGTTAAATTGCCCGAATGTGCAAGCTGTTATAAAAATGAATTGCACGGACACGAAAGTAAAAGAGTTAGAGAAAATTTCAAAGTTGGAATTTTTACAAAACAAGCATTTGAAAAAAGTTTTTTGCAAAGTCCGTGGTATGAAAAATTCAAAGAATCTGCCAATGAAGGATTAACAGATTGTCGCCCAATTGATTTACATATAGATTTTGGAAATCAATGCAACCTTGCCTGCAAGATGTGTACTCCTAGCGCAAGCAGTCGTATAGCACAACAGTATGATTCCTGGAAAATTTCTTTTGATAAAAGACCAAATTGGTCGGATTCCGAAGAGTCTTATCAGCAGTTGTTGAAAAATATCAAAGGTATTAAAAAAATTCATAGAATACATATAATGGGCGGAGAGCCTACTATTAACAAAAAATTTTATAAATTTTTAGATTGGTTACTAAACAACAATTTGCAAGATGTAAGTTTGAGCTTTGTTAGTAATGGAACACAATTCAAAAGTGAACTTGTTGAAAAACTGTTGAAGTTTCAATCAGTTGATGTTGAAATTAGTCTTGAAAGCGTAGGCGATAACAATCACTATATAAGACAAGGCAGCGAAACAAAACAAACACTAGAAAACATTTATAAACTTTTAAATAGTCGATCTAGTTCTTTAAACGTGGTATTACGTAGTGTGCCGCAGCTTCTTAATGTCAATAACTACCATGAGTATATAAAATTTGCATATACGAATAAAATAAGCATACAAAGTATTCCTTTAACAGCACCAAACTATCTTGCAATTGGGGTACTACCTAAAAAAATAAGACAAAGTTTGGTTGATAACTATCAAAAAGTGAAACAAGAAATACTAGAGAATGTTGAAAATACACAGACTCTTACAACAGGTAGAGATACATCAAGACTTGAACAACAACTTGCCAAGGAATGCGATACAGTTATAAGTCTACTGGAACAGCCAGAACCGAACAATCTAGCCGAATTACAACAAGAACTGGTAAAGTGGTTATTAAAATGGGACAAAGTATACAATCTTGACGCAACAAAGATCTATCCAGAATACAGTGAATTTTTAAAAGACCGTGGATACCAGCTTTAACCTAGTAATCAAACCGCGTTGGTGGCAAACTGTGCCTATTATTACCTACGGTATAGACGATGTTCAAATTGATACCATATCAGTCAACAACACTATTACTTTATCATTTGACCGTACATTCACCCCCGGGGAACACAAATTTTGGATTTACTTTCAAAACAAAAACTACAAAGAATGCATACTAGATCAAAATTTAGATATGGCTGTAGAAATAGAATCTGTCTCATTCGAAGGCATGACGTTTGATAGATTCAAATGGGCTGGATTTTTTTATCCTGACTATCCGTTGGATTATCCAGACAAACAACCTGTTATTAAATCAGCAACATATTTAGGTTGGAACGGGCGTTGGGAATTGCCCTTTACTACACCTATTTTTACCTGGATTCATCGATTGGAAAATCTAGGTTGGTTGTACGAACCTTGACCTAATTCAAATATACTGCTATAATGCAGTATGACTACTGTTGTACTCAAACATCAAGAATGGACTGCTATTCGGCAGCGTATTGATGCTGACTATGGTAAAATTAATACCTTGGTTTCATGGCGTCTCAAAGCAACTTTGGGATTTACTGTACGTCATCATAGAGGACATAACCCAATTAATGGGCATTGGGTTGATGACATTCGTTTAGATTTTGTTAACGAAGATTCGAGAACCTTTTTTCAGTTAAAATATCTATGACTACCAACGCATATCTTGTTTATTGGTGCGAAGAAGGCTTGGAAAGTGTGATTCCGATTACTGAATACGAACAGTGGGATCGAGATAACACTTTTAAAGTGTTAAATAATCAAGAGCCGGTCCGTAATCCACTCAATCAAATGATACAAAACATGATCCTAAGAGCCAAGTTCAATGGACAAAGGCACTATGAATTGTATGCGATTGATTGCCAAGATACAATTAGTAAAGAAGATAT